ATATGATGGGGTATATTAATAACTACCGTCACATCAATCGTTTACCACAAAATTGTATCAGAGTACAAATCGAACATACTGTAAACTGATAATAAATAAACAGATAAATAAAACGAAAAATGAAGGTCAATAATAGCGAGTTAAGTGGGAAAGTAATCAGAAATAATGAGACGTATATTGTTGAGGACAATACGTTTCTTAATAATTTAGTGTTATCTAAAACAACACTACATCCTGGTAAAGAAACTACAGGACACTCTCACGAAGGTCTTGAAGAAGTTTATTTCTTTATCAAAGGTGAGGGTAAGATGTTGTTAAAAACAGAAACTACTGAAACTAACCTATCGGTTGGTGAAGGTGACATCGTATTGATTCCTGATGGAGCTTTCCACAAGGTTTTCAATCACGAAGGAAAAGAAGATTTAGAATTTGTTTGCGTATTCCAAAAGTACGAAAGATAATGAATATTTTCATTTTAGATTGGGATGTTAAAAAGTGTACTCAGTATCATGTTGACAAACACGTAGTCAAGATGATACTTGAAACCGCACAATTATTGTGTGGTGTTCATCATGTGACTGACGAAGTAACGACCAAGTACCGACCAAGTACCGACCAAGTACCGTACAAGTTGTCACATAAAAACCATCCTTGCGCAATTTGGGCTCGTAAGAGTTTATCTAATTATTTGTACTTGTGTGAATTGGGATTAGAATTATCTAAAGAGTATACTCATAGGTACGGTAAACAACATAAATCAGAAATGGTTATTTTATGGTGTATTATGAATAAACCTAACATTCCTGATATTGGATTTACAGAACCTGCCAAGGCGATGCCTGACGAGTTTAAAGTGGATTCTGTTGTAGAATCCTACAGAAATTATTACATGGGGGCTAAATCTGATTTGGCCGCTTGGAAAAACAGAGAAAAACCTTTTTGGTTTGAAAAAAAAGAATTAAATTTGCAGTATGATTAAGATAGATAAAGACTTTAAAGGTGATGTGTGGATTTTTTCGGACCCACACTACAACCACAAGAATATATGTCGTGGTGTAACGGCATGGCGTTTACCTGATGGGACGGTCCCTGTTTCGCAAACTCGTGATTTCGAAACTATCGATAAGATGAACGCGACAATAGTGAATAACATCAACGAAAATGTGATGCAAGATGATATTTTAATTTGTCTTGGTGATTGGAGTTTCGGAGGTTTTGAATCAATCAAAGAATTTTGGGATAGAATTGTTTGTAAAAACATTCACCTTATTTTAGGTAACCATGACCACCACATTGAAAATAACCGAGACGGTTGTCAGGGGTATTTCAAAAGTGTCTCTCACTACAACACTTTAAAAATTGATGAACACACATTCCGTTTGATGCACTACCCGATAAGTTCTTGGGATGGTTTAAACAAGGGTGTTATGCACCTTCACGGACACTGTCACTTACCAACTAGTTTACGTTTAGGTAAAGGACAACGATTAGATGTTGGTATGGATGGTCATCCAGAATTTCGACCATACAATATTCGACGTGAAGTTGTCCCTATGTTACGACACAGAGATAAAGTATCTGAGATGGATAATGACCATCACACCGATGAAATAATTAACAAAGATAAAGGATAAGAACATGAAACACGATAAAGACATTTTAATTTGTAGTTGTCATTCAACTGACCATCAATTAATTGTTCTATACGAACAAGATGAGGATTTTCCGATGGTATATTTCCACATTCACTTGAATGAAAGACCTTTTTGGAAAAGATTGGTTTATGGTGTAAAATATATTTTTGGAAGAAAATCTAGATATGGGGCTTTTGATGAATTTATATTTAATCACGACGATGCTCACAAAATTGAAAGAATTTTAGAATATTTGCGAGATGAAAAAACCGTGTAAGGAATGTCCTTGGGTTGTTAAAAACAAACATAACGAAATGATTACTAATCATTCGATAAAACATAATAAACCCCATAATTGTCATATGATATCACCTGAAAAAAGAGGTGGGTTATGGGAGATAAAAGAAGAAACTAAATGTATAGGGAGAAAATTATATGAACACAGAGAGAAAGTTAGCAAGTATTAGAATTATCAGCGACATCCAACCTATTGAGGGGGCAGATGTAATTGAATTGGCAATTGTTGACAGTTGGAAGGTTGTTGTTGCTAAGAATGTCGGACATAAAGTAGGTGATATGGTTATCTACTGTGAAATTGATTCATTCTTACCAATCAGAGATGAGTTTGAATTCTTAAGAAAGACTTCGTATAAAAAAATGTCTGACGGAGCGGAAGGATTTCGTTTAAAAACAATTAAAATGAGAGGACAAGTTTCTCAAGGATTAATCTTACCAATGTCTGTTGTAGAATATACTAACGTAGGTTTTGAAGTTGGTATGGATGTAACTAATTTATTAGGAATTAGTAAATACGAACCACCAATCCCTGCTGAATTATCAGGTAAAGTGAAAGGTTTATTCCCATCTTTCTTACGTAAGACTGATGAGGAAAGAGTTCAAAACTTGACAAAAGAATATGAACAATACAAATCATTAGGTCGTAAATTTTACGTAACAGAAAAATTGGATGGTTCTTCCGCAACGTTCTACTACAATGATGGGGTATTTGGCGTTTGTTCTAGAAATTTGGAATTACTTGAGACTGAAGGTAACACTTTTTGGAAAGTTGCTCGTGAATTAGATTTGGAAAATAAAATGAGAGACTTCGGGGTTAATATCTCACTTCAAGGAGAATTAATTGGTGAAGGTATTCAAGGGAATCCTTACAAAATAAAAGGTCAAACTGTGAAATTCTTTAATTTGTTTGACATTGATTTACAAGTATACCATTCTTTGGCTCATTTAGATAGAGCTCTTGGTATTATGGGGATTAAAATGGTTCCAATTGTTGATGAGTTTTTCGTATTACCTGACACTATTGAAGAGTTATTGAAATACGCCGAAGACAAATCTGTGTTGAATTCAAAATTTGATAGAGAAGGGGTTGTTATTCGTTCTAATGATAGAACAATCAGTTTCAAAGTTATCAGTAATAAATTCTTATTAAACGAGAAGTAATGGAAGAGAAGAAAATAAGAAAAACTATAATTCACGAGGAACTTAATGAGAAACAACAGGAAATGTATGATGAATGGTTATTACACATTAAAGCAATTTATGGTGAATATGGTGCATTCACTTGGAAAGTAACCCCAACAGGAATTGGGAGTGGTCTTGTGGTTTATAGTCACAAAACAAAAACAGAATTAGATTTAACCGACGTTGATAGTTGGTAATTAATAAAAAAGTATTACCTTTGTGGTATGTTAGAAAGATTGAACAAATATTATGATGAGGGTTTGGTACAAAAACAATCGCACCCAACCCTTCCTTTAACTATATGGAACTACACTCCAAAAGTACAATATGGGGTGACTGGTGACCAATATAAGTTATGGGATGATATCACTGTGCAATGCCGAGGTTTAGTTACCGATGATAACGGAGTTGTGGTTGCAAGACCATTTAAAAAATTCTTTAACATAGAAGAAAACCGACATACCTCAACTTCAGATTTTGAAGTATATGAAAAAATGGACGGTTCTTTAGGAATCCTATTCAACTATAAAGGAGAATGGGTTCTTGCAACTCGTGGTTCTTTCACTTCTGACCAGGCGGTTAAAGGTACTGAGTTACTTCAGAAATACGACTATAATAAATTACATTCTGATTACACTTATTTGTTTGAGATAATCTATCCTGAAAACAGAATAGTTTGTTCTTATGATTTTGAGGATTTAGTTTTATTAGGGATGATACACACTGAAAGTGGTGTTGAGGTTGATATCCATTTAGGTAATAATAACGATGTTAGGTTTAAAAATTTATTAAATAATCTTGAGTTAAACATTGTTAAAAAATACGACGGTATCAAAGATTATACTTTTTTGAAACGTATGATAGCAGATTCTAAAGAGGGTTTTGTTGTTAGATTTTCAAATGGTAATAGGATGAAAATAAAAGGTGAAGAATACCTTCGTCTTCATAAAATAATGACTAACGTATCTACAACTGCGGTTTGGGAAGTTTTAAGTTCTGGTGGTGATATGGAGGAAATAATAAAAGATGTTCCTGATGAGTTCTACAAGAAAATAAAAATGTATGTTCAGGAACTGAATTATCAGTTTTATCGTTATTCAGAATATGCTGGTAAGACTCATGATTATTTCCGATACGGTAAGTATGGTGATAACGAAAAAGAATATAGTAAAAAAGAATTTGCAGAACATTTGGTAAAATGTGATGTTCATCCTAAAGTAAAATCTATCTGTTTTGCTATGTGGGACCAAAAACCATATGACCATATCATATGGAATTTACTCAAACCAAAGTTTGAAAAACTATAAAACACGACATAAAGTCGTGTTTTTTTTTGTTATCATTATATTTATTATAAAAAATTATTGCTAATGTCAACAGAAGTTATTGTAGCGTTTATAACAGGTGTATTAGGTCCAGTTATTCTTCTATACGCAAAAAACAAATTTGAGAAGAACAAAGAAAAACCTGATATGGTTAAAGAAGCACTACAAGTTAGTGAATTGATTACCTCAAAGATTGAACACATCAAAGAAGAATTCAAAGCCGATAGAGTTTGGATTACTCAATTCCATAATGGAGGTCACTTTTACCCCACGGGTAAATCAATGGCAAAATTCAGTGTTATTTATGAATCTGTCGCACCATCAGTAAATTCAATCCAATTAAATTTTCAAAATATCCCTGTTAATTTATTTAGTAAGTCTATTAATCAATTATATGAAAATGATGTAATTGAAATTTCTGACTTTAAAGACGATACAATCTCAACATTTGGTTTAAAATATATTGCTGAAGATACAGGATGCAAATCAGGTTTCTTATTTGCAATTAAAACCATTGACGATAAATTCATTGGTACTTTAGGTATTGATTATACTAAAAGAAAAACAAAACTTGATATGGAATCTATAAATCACCTACAAGTTCATGCAACCGCAATCGGTGGAGTTCTTATGGGTCACCTAAACGGGTAACAATTCCGAATCTCATTATATTTATTAAGATGAGACGATTCCTAAACGAAACTTTACAAACACCAAACCCTTCAGATTATACTAATACTGACTTCAAACCATTTGTTGTTGGTAGAAGTAATCCGTTATCGGATAAGATAAATCCATCCTTATTGAAGGATGTTGATACCGCAGCCAAAAAAGCCAATGTTAAGGTTAGTATTACAACCGCAGTTAGTGGCCACGATAAAGGTTCTCGACATGAAAAAGGTTTAGCCGTTGATATTGCGATGGTTAATGGACAAGGTTTTGGTAGTGAAAAAGCCGCAAAACAAAAAGGTATTTACGATGATATTATGAGATTTGTCTCTGAATTAGAGAGTCTTGGGTATGTTAAGAATAGTGAATCAGGTAATGATAAAGCGGTTTTAACTTTCGGATTCCCAAACCATCATCACCATGTACACGTCTCAAGAAATTCAGATACAGGGGTATCAGATAGTAACGGTAAGGTTTCACCCGAGGTTAAACCCGATTCTCAAAAAACACCTGACTCTGGTGAAAATTATGATAATATTGATTTTGAAAGCTCATCAGAGAGTAATAATGTTATTCAAAGTTTTTTAAACCCATTATTAAACACATTAGGTTTTAAAGAAGGAGAAGAACCTACAAATAAATTGGTTGAGGATATTAAAAGAATTAAAAATTTATTATAATGGAAAGATTTATTAATCCAGCACCATACGGTAATATGAAATCATCAATAATGTCAAAATCTGTTGATTTAATTTCATACCCAAATTCAAAATTAATAAATCCATATGATGGTGTTATTGTTTTTGACAGAACTCCTTCTTGTGAAAACTTAATTAAAATTAAACATGAGTTTAATGGTGATAATGTATATTCTGAATTTTGTAATGTTGGTAAGTCATTTGTTTCACCAGGAGATAGAATAAAACAAGGTCAAATTATTGGACATTTCACTGACGATAGAATTGGGTACTCAATTAAAAACGATGATGATAAAAAATTAGACGTGTCAAAATATATGGAAGGGTTTAAACCTAAAAAAGAAGACTCTAAAAAAGAGGGACCAAAAAAAGAAGACCCTAAAAAAGAAGACCCTAAAAAAGAGATTAATAAAATTGATGTCGGTAATAAAGACGTTGGTTCTGGTAATATATTCTTAGATACTTTACTATCCCCATTTTCAATCGCAAATGATATTACAAGTGGTGTTGGTAAAGAGATTAAGAAATCCTTTAAAGAAGATTACGGTGGTAATAAAAGACTTACAGAACAAATAGATAAGATTAAAAAAATTATAAAGCATTAAAAAACCCCCTTTTCAGGGGGTTTTGTTTTTTACTTAACAGATTGAACTGAAGTGGTGTCTACTAAAGTAGAGTCTACACTGATTTTAGTTGAGTCTGTGGCTACAGATGTACTGTCTGCCGTTGTTAGAGTTTCCTCAGTTTGAGTTGATTGTCCACAAGATACCATCATCATTGTTCCTGTAACCAACATAGCGAAAATTACTTTTTTCATGTTATATTTGTTTTTATTGATAAATAAATAGGTGATTGTTGACGTAAAATCAACTTATACTTTAAAATAATTCAGATTTTCTTAACAAAGTACAATATTTATATAAAAAATAAAAAAATATACTGTTTAGGTATTGTCAGAACAGTTTTTTTTATTATCTTTGTAAAACAATTCGGGGTTAGGTTGACAATCTGTTATAAAATCGTGGTTTCCTAAGACTGAAAAAAAAAACAAAAAAAAGATTTGGTAAATCGAAAAACTTTACCTACCTTTGTACAACAAAAGAGATAGACAACGATTCAGATACAAATCTCTAAAAAAAATAAAAAAAGATTTGGTAAATCAAAAAAGTTTACCTACCTTTGTAAAACAAATCGGAAACGTCCGAAGAAGTTCTTTGACATATTATTATCCATTATAACACTTCGGTGTTGTATAAACGATAATCGGCCGTATATGGTCGTTAAATAAACCTCGAAAGGGGGATAAAGTGAAATCATAAGTGTTAATGGTTTTGCGGTTCGGGTAACCGAACTCGAGTATACAAGTGGGATATCAGTGAGCCTGTAGTACCGAGGATAACTTCGTAGGGAAATGGAAAACTGAACGGGCAATGTGGATTGTCAGTTTGAGGTGGGAACACCAATAAGAATAACCCATAGGAATCAAGTGAGAAGTGTACTCCAAATACACAATTGCGGGTTCCAATATAAGAGGTGACTTAAAACCGAAGGGATTAACCTGAAGGTAAGATAGAGAACGAATGGTGTCGCTACTATCCTTACCACAGACCCACCAAGGTCTTGGTACGAAGTAATCTTAAAATATGAGAGTGGGGACACTCTACCGAGTAGACAAGTATCTTGTTGTTCAAAAGATAACGAGGCTTAAGACGGACCTCTACTTGGAATCATCCACAACACAAAACTTATACTAAATTTAAGTAAAACTAAAAGACATATAAGCAAAAGTGTTCGTCAGGTTTTGATGAAAGTCGCCTACATAGTCATGAGTTGTTCATGGCATACTGAGACCGCAAGTCGATGTATATTGTTACCAAAAACCTCCAAGGAGTCGAATCCTGAGTCAGTTCGCAAGATTGAAGAGAGTAGAGTAGTAATAGAGTAGTTAAAACCTTAAGGAGTGATTGGTCTAACCAATCGGCGATGAGAGTTACCATTCAAAAGATGGTGGAAATGAAGGGAACCAAATAATCCTTCTAAAGATTCTCACAAAACGGTGTATTCTCAGCCTTTAGCCAACCAAAACTATGAAAACAGTGACTCCAATACAGAGAAAAGAGGTAATTACGGTATATTCCTCAAGGTAATGAGTTTAAACTTTCCCTTAAAAAAGTCCCATAGAGTGTGTGTTTTTGGTTTTATACTATGTTACAACCTTTATCTGCTCTGATTGATAAATACAAAAAACTAGTGTGTTTGTGTCAAGACAAGACATCTTCGCTAAAAGATAAAAAACGTCAACACCGATATTCTTAGGTTGTGGATTTTTGTGATAACCACAGGTTTTTTATAGGTGTCTAAATAAGTAAAAAACCAAAAAACATAGACGTTTAGGTCGCGGATATTCACCTCACGATAGAAGGTCCCATTCGGTGTCACAAACTGATGGAGTGGTTAAGGTTGTACCACTGAGTAAAAAGCCCAACGGGAATAACATGACGATGTTATTCCCTTTTTTTATGCACTAAAATATAATAATCATACAACACTAATCTATAATTTTAACGCATAAAAAAACCCCATCCGAAGATGAGGTTTAATGAGTGGAGGTAGAGGGGTTCGAACCCTCGTGTTGTACACCTTACCTATTAAGGACTACACGCTTAGGATAACATTTTCTAATGTTCCAAAAATAGTTAGTTCGTTCTTCACCATCGTAAACTAACAACCAATGGATGACTCGATTTTGGGTTCAGTCATTTTTCCACCTTTGTATAGACTTCTGTTCCTAGGTTGTATGTCCACCGACCCGTATGGTGTTTCCTATATGTTAGGCAACAACCGCAGCTTCTTCACGGATTAATCCGATGGTCGCCATTTTGTCTAAAACGTTTCCGTTTACAGTTTACATCCGTAGATTTAAGTGATAGGATACATCTCACTGCGTGCCCCGAATAACTAACAATGCCAGTCAATTCCAAGTTACCCCCATATGTTAAAGAACTTATTTCTTTTACAAAGATAGTAAAGTTTTACCAATTACCAAACTATTTTATATTTATATGTAAATAAATATTTGTGGAGGAATCAAAAAACGCTAAGATAATATTTGAGAACGAGTATGTCGTATTGGTACAGGTGTTCAATAAGAACGCAGCGACCTATTACGGACCCCCCAAGGTTACTGAATTGTATGACCGAGATTTTAGTCATGGTGATTTATATTTTGCCGTGAGTAAATACAATCCTGGCCCTGAGTATATATACACACTATACAAACCTACCGATGGTGAGCTTGAATATTATTCAGGTATCGAATTAAAACTTGAAAGTTACGACAACATCACATTTAAGTATCCGTACCTAAAACCCTACGTCCAAGATATTATGGGGAATAGTGAGATATACGATTTATTATTAAAAATTAAAAACGGTCAAAAGGTTAATAACTGGGATGCTAATAGATTTGACCCAATTGTATATGATATTAAGTTTAATGAACAAACACCTGGTAAAAGTAGAGTTAAATTAAAGTTTGATGATTATGAGGATTATTGGAAATTATTTGAGTTAACTGAAGGAGATATTTGGTTTGGAAATTACGTATATTCTAATTATGATTCCTACCAATTTGAAAGTGAAGATTTCGCTGATGAGGATTGGAAACAGGGTTATTTGTTACGGGAATTAAATGACGAAAACCAAATTAAACTAAAAGAAATTTTAAAATTATTATCGCCAGAACTATCTCAGTTACGAAATGATGAAGAATGGGAAAAAGCGTCTAATTTACTATTATCAACATTTGAACGTGAATGTGAGGGAATTAAATCTGAATGGTTGTCAGAAAAAAATAACTGTAAAGAACGAGGTGCCCGTAAGATGATTGAAGACGACTGTTGTAATTTCTTCCAAAATTATGGAATATTCAATATGGGTAATTGTTTTTATAGTTATGTGACAACAGTGTCGGTATTATTATCTTTATATAAAATGGTTGATGAAAGACATTTCACGGTTAGTGAGGTTTTAAGTGATATTGGTCATAAATCAGGAAATCTTGGTGGATGGGAAGAATATTCTTATGAACAGGATTGTATTGATTTTGATGATGAATCGTTCAATCGTAGTTGTGGTTGGCAATTAGATAAGATGTTTACTAAACTTGAGGATTCTGACGAATTTGAGGATATTAAAAAATTCTCAGATAATGCTTCGAAAATTTTAAGTAAGTACGACATGGAAACTAATTACAAATTACCCAAAGACGAAACAAAAACATTTAGTATAATTAAAATGGACCCAAAAACTAATAAAGTCCATGTTGTTGTTTCAGTTAAGAATTCATATCAAGGCGAACAAAGAAGTTATGATTTTGAAGATTTTGACCAATTTTTACATCATCCCGAATTATTTGAAAATAGATTTGTCAAAGTAAAGTAATTTACTTATCTTTGGCCTATGGAAAGAAACTATCAATTACTAAAGGACGTTTTGTCGGTCCCAACAAAGACATATAAGGAAGACCGAATGATTGAGTTTTTAGTTAATTGGTTAACCGAAAACCAAATACCATTTCAGGTAGACGAACATCGAAACATTTATGCTACTAAGACATCTCAGGATATTACTGAAGATTTCTATTTCCCGTGTGTTATTGCTCATACTGATACCGTACATCAATTAGACGTAATTAACGTTAGAGAAATGGAATTACCTAACGCTCAGGGAGTAATTAAACCATCATTAAAAGCATTCAACGATTTTGGTGAACCAACAGGAATTGGTGGTGATGATAAATGCGGTGTTTACGCATGTTTAGAATTATTAAAAGAATTACCAAATCTTAAAGCCGCATTCTTTGTTTCAGAAGAAACAGGTTGCCACGGTTCAAAACAAGCGGATAAAAATTTCTTCGAGAATGTTGGATACGGAATTCAATTTGATGCTCCTGAAAACTGGATGGTTAGTGAGTTCTGTATGGGAGTTCAATTATTTGGTAGAGAAACCGAGTTCTTTAAATCATGTGATGAGGTTTTAACAGAAACATTCAATCCTGATAGAAAATATCAATCTCACCCATACACAGACGTGTACGCTTTGAAGAACACATTTGACTTCTCATGTATTAACTTCTCGATTGGGTACTACGACTACCACACTAGAGAAGAATACGTTGTAATCGAAGATGTTTATAATGGAATCAAAACGGGTAAAGAATTAATTGAGAAATTGGGTAATGTGAAATACCCATTCAAATCGAAACCACGATACAGTTATTTATTTGACTAATAAAAAACCCCTCCGTAAGGTGGGGTTATTTTTTGCTTATTAATGAACATAAAAAAAGGGGGTTATTCAACCCCTTTTCTTTTTCTTGTGACTTTCTTTTCCTCTTTAAACTTAACATCACCATTTTCACTTATTAACGTGTACTCAGTATTCTCTTGAATGTTACTCTTAAGAACCTCTTCAGATATAAAATCTTCAACTTTATCCTGAATAGCTCTTTTCAATGGACGAGCACCATACATTTCATCAAACCCAACCTCAGAAATCATATCTAAAATAGAATCGTCAAATTTAATATTATATTTAAGACCTGTCAATCTTTCAGATAAAATACTCAACTCAAGCTTAACAATTTTTTTAACATCTTCTTTCACTAGTGAATTAAAAATAATAACCTCATCAATACGGTTTAAAAATTCAGGGGCGAAAAACTTCTTAAGTTCCTTCTTCAAAACTTCTCTTTTTTGTTCTTCTTCAACGTAAGAACTCGAGTTAGTTTTAAATCCTACACCCGCACCAAACTCCTGTAGTTTTTTAACTCCAACGTTTGATGTCATGATAATGACACAGTTTTTGAAGTTAATTTTTCTTCCCATACCATCTGTAAGGTGACCGTCATCCAACACTTGTAATAATGTTGAAAATATGTCTTTGTTTGCCTTTTCAATCTCATCAAATAAAATTACTGAGTAAGGTTTGTTTTTAACTTGTTCAGTTAATTGACCACCTTCGTCATAACCTACATATCCTGGAGGGGCTCCAATTAATCTTGAGATACTATGTTTTTCTTGGTATTCAGACATGTCCACACGAATCATATTCTCCTCACTACCAAACATTTGTTTTGCCAATTGTTTTGCTAAGTAAGTTTTACCTACACCTGTTGAACCAAGGAAAATAAATGAACCAATTGGTTTATTAGGGTCTTTAATACCTAATCTGTTTCGTCTGATTGACTTAGCAATTTTCATAACCGCTTCAGATTGGCCAATTACTTTGTCAGATAAACTACCCTCTAATTGAGATAGTAACATCGTCTCATTAGCATTCAATTTACTAATAGGAATTTTAGTCATGTTTGAAACGACCTCATAAACCAATTCGATAGAAACTTCTTTTTTCTTAATCTGAAGTTCCTCCTCAAATTTTTTCTTCTCAATATCTAATTTATTGAGAATACGTTTTTCCTTGTCACGTAGATTTGCCGCCTCTTCGTAATTTTGTTTTTTAACAACCTCAAGTTTTTCAATTTTAACGTCGGCAGCTTCTTGTTTTAATTTTTCAATAATGTCAGGCATTTTAATCTCAACTTGACATCTCGCACCTACCTCATCAATAATGTCGAATGCCTTATCAGGAAACTCTCTGTCGGTGATATATCTTGCCGCCAAATCAACACATACTGAAAGTATTTCATCAGTATAAGATACCTTGTGGAATGATTCGTATTTATCTTTAACATTCTTAAGAATCTCCAAAGTCTCTTCTTTAGTCGCCGCGTCAACAATTACCTTTTGAAAACGTCTTTCTAATGCTCCGTCTTTCTCAAAGTTCTTACGATACTCATCAAGAGTTGTTGCACCAACACATTGAATTTCTCCACGGGCAAGTGCTGGTTTGAAGATGTTTGATGCGTCTAACGAACCTGATGAATTACCTGCACCAACTATTGTGTGAATTTCGTCAATAAAGACAATGATATTTGGTGCGTTTTGTAACTCCTCGATAATTACTTTCATACGTTCCTCAAACTGACCACGGTATTTTGTACCCGCAACAATCGATGTCATGTCTAACGAAACAATTCTTTTATCCATTAAATTTCTTGGACATTCACCGTTAAAAATTTTAATTGCTAATCCTTCTACGATTGCGGTTTTACCACAACCAGGTTCACCAATAATAATAGGGTTATTTTTCTTTCTACGAGAAAGGATTTGAGCAATCCTTGTAATTTCTCTTTCTCTACCAACAACAGGGTCTAATTTACCTTGTTCGGCCAATTTGATTAAATCTCGGCTGAAGTTATCCAACACAGGTGTTGATGAGTCAGATGTTGATTTAGGTGGGTTATTCTTTCCCCCATTATCCATGGATTCTATCATATTTTGTTTTTTAGTTAATTATAAGGATTAATTTTGTATTTTCAACAACAGGTACAAAGGTAAGTAAAATATCTAAATTAAAAAATTTAATTTTTGGTTATATTTATGAATATGATAAAACACTACACCAAATATATTGAGACCTTAGGTGCTGATAAAGATATCTTAGAAACATATAGAAATCTTAGACAATCATTCCAAAGAGAAGGTTGGTCCGAAAAGGATTTGGAGAAACCACCATATTATCCCCAAGATATTATGAGAAACTTCCAAAGGTTTAGTAGTTTACATTCAAAATTATTCCAAGAACTAAAAAGTTTTTTCCCTGATGTTGACCACAATGAGTTTGTTGATTATCTTAAAGGTAAATTACAAATAATAGATTCAGAAACACCTTTACAAAATGGCAGTAAAAAAAGAAGAGATAATCGGGACGAAGATTATTAACGAGATAGATTCAAGTAACTTAGTAAAAACTGAGTATGATACCGAAACCAAATTAATGGTGGTGGAATTTAAAAACGGTATGAAATACCAATATGACGCGGTTCCTCATGAGGTTTACACTAGATTTAGAATGAATGAGTCTCAAGGTAAATTCTTTAACACAGAAATCTCTAAAAAATTCAAATATACTAAACTTTAATTATTATCAATACTCGACTATTTATTAGTAATGAGTGATTTAAAAAGTATATTAACTAGTTTTCACGTACAAGACGAATTAAATCCTAAGATTTGGGATGGGTCAATGGAAAAGATGTCACCTAAAGTTAGGTCACGTCTACTTGAGATTGCTTATGAGTTTATAGAATTTTTAAACGTTGATATTTTTGTGTCAGACGTTATAATGACAGGTTCATTAGCCAATTATAACTGGTCAAAATTTTCAGACATTGATTTACACATCTTAGTTGACTTTAATCAATTCTCAAAAACTGAATTACCTTTATACGAAGAATTATTCCAATTAAAAAAAACCATATATAACGACAAACACGATATCACCATCTACGGATATGAAGTTGAGTTATATGTTCAAAATGAAATTGAGTCTCACTTTAGTAGTGGAGTGTATTCTGTTTTATTTGATACATGGGAAAATGAACCTAAAAAAGAAAATGTTAAAATTGACCTTGAACTGATTAAAAACAAATCAAAACAATGGATGGACATTATTGACGGTGTTATTGAAAGTGTTAAGGATGAATCTATTGATGACACTAAAAAAATTATCGACAAGTATAAGAAAAAACTTAAAAAATATAGAACTTGCGGATTAGAAGAAGGTGGAGAATATTCTGATGAAAACTTAGTATTTAAAGTATTGAGAAGAAATGGATATATTGAAAAATTATATCAATATCAAGATAATCGTATTGATAAAGAATTATCCTTGAAAGAATCTACAACAACTATTGGTGGTAATTTTAAAACTGATTTAGAGAACGGTCCAAAAAATCATGGTAGTAGAAAATTAGGTAATTGGCAATCAGATAATGCTTGGGATATTTTTGCCCCTCCGAATACAGTTGTTAATTCATATACTAACGGTACTGTAACTAAAATAAGAGATACTGGTAAAAATTCTGGAAAAATTTATGGAACACAAGTATCGATTAAAGGGTCTGACGGATTTCCTGATATTTTTTACACTCACGTTAAAAATGTAAAATTAAAGAACGGAGATACAATTAAAGTTGGTGATTACATTGGAGTTGTTTCTGAATGGGTTGGACATGACACAATGACTCATGTGCACATAGGATTACCTTATGGGGAACATATTAGAGAATTGTTAAAAAATTCTGGAAAAATTTTCACTAATAAATTGGGTACTGATTATAAAGATGATAGTAATAATGACGAAACTGATTACGACGAGACTGTTATCACCAAAGGTATCGAAGGAAGTAATAAAGAAGTTAGTAATTGGTTAGAACCATTATTATCGACATTAGGATTTAAATAAATGATTCAATTACGTTAGAACGATAACATTTTTGATTCTGAATATATTTATATATAAAATAATTTTAAAAAAAAAACAAAATAATGGGAAACTTAAAACCAATTGGAAGTGAAAAATTACAAGGTATGGATAAAATCAACCGTATCATTGAAATTTCTAGATATAATGAAAATACTCCGACGCCTATAAATGAAGATAAATCAATCGAATATAGAAAGACTTTATCTGACGGAAACAATTATCAAATTGTTAAAGAAAAAAATGGGTACGTAATTAAAAAATCACTAACTGAATCTGTTGGTGAAAATGATTACTTAGAACCAATGAAAAATAGAAAATACTATTCTTCTTATTCGCAAGCGTTCAAACGTCTTAACTTAATTGCTAAAGAGGTTAATATTAATGAAGGATATGAATCAAATGTTTCATTATTTGGTGAGAGCGATATTGATGAAAAAGCGGCGACAAAATACATTTTGAAAATGGGGGAAACTAAGGAACAAGCGGCACCCGCTCCTGCACCCGCTCCCGCTCCTGCACCCGCTCCCGCTCCTGCACCCTCACCCGCTCCTGCACCGACAGACGATTTAGGTATGGAAGATGATATGAGTATGGAAGAACCTGAAGGTGAAGAAATGGAACAACCTGAAGAAGATGAAGTTATTACATTAAAAGTTATTCAAAAATTAACAGGTAAATTAGCTCAGAAATTAAGAGCTTTCCAAGACACTCAAGAAGATGAGGAACCAATGACATCTAAAGACATTAAATATGTTATTAATTCTATCTTATCAGCATTGAATTTAGAATCATTGGATGAAGAAGATAAAGAAGATATTTTAAATAAACTTGAGGGTATTGAATCTGAGGAAGAATTTGGTGGTGAAGAAATGGATATGGAAGAACCTGAGGGTGACGAAATGGGTATGGAAGAACCTGAAGGTGAAATGGCTGAGGGTGATTCTGGCATGTTTGATGATGAAGACGAAGCACTTTCTGCGGGTAAAAAATTAGCAGATAATATTTTTGGTGAAGGTCATGATGAAGAAGATGGTGAAGAATATCGTTCAAAAATTAAAGGTGTTAACCCAAAACATGGTAAACACATGGAAGATGTTATCGAAGGACTTTTTACCGAATCTAAAGTTGATGACATATTAAAAAAATACTTCAAGGTTGAGGAAAACGAACGTAATTTAATCGAAGCTAAAAAACAAAAACTTAATTTAATTAAAGAAAACAAATCAAAAACGATTAGTAAAATTAAGATTGTTTCTGAAAGTATTTCTCAAGAAGTTGCATCAACTAAATTGGTTTCCAAATACCCTAACGCTAAATTAGTGGGTAAAACAAATCACAAAAATTTAGTTTTTGAAATGAATAATAAACAACTTAGAGTTACGGTTAAAGGTCAGATACTATAATGAGTTATTTAATATATGTTAATGAATTAGGCCCTAATTATAAGGGAGATAACATATATGAATTCATATTTTCTGATACTTTAGAAAAAATATGGGGGGATAATTGGGAGTCAAAACCATCAAATGGTTACCCACTACCACCTGATTTAGAATTTATACGAAAAGTAGGAACTCTAAAAGATGACCAAGTTACATTATCAGTTATCCAAAATTCTGATTACTTCTCAATGATGGATTCTATGGATGGAGTAATTGCGATGGCTTGGGAGAACGAAAGTGATGATGTCGATTTTGACCATCAAAAAAGATTAGTGTTTAGATTCGGTGACGAAGAAACCACAGTCAAAGATAAATTATATGAACGTGATATCGTTTTAGAATTTGAAAAAAAGGTTGTCTATGAAAACTAACCAAAAACAATTAAAATTAATACAACACGGGTTGAAGGCTTCCACTGTCACTAAATTAAGTGAATCACAAGTGGATATTTTGTTTAACAGACTGAATGAGTCTAAAAAAGAAAATAAAGAACAAGTTACCAAAACTACTGAGCCCGCTAAAGAAATTGTTAATATAGGAACTCAAGGAGGTGAATTACCAAATAACCCAACAGGAAAGGGATATAAGGTTGAGAAAAAACCTGATGGTACTATGAAAGCAACACCTATGGAGACTGAAATGACCGAAGACACTGATTCTGAAATGAATTGGTTAATGAAAGGTGATACACAAGACCCAGTTCAAAAAGGACCTACAGGTGACGGTGACCCTGATTCATTACAAGAGTATAAAAATCTTGCGGAAAAATTTGAGTCTAAAAAACAACAAAAATATTTCTTCGCCAAATGCGGTGATGGTAAAACAAAAGAACAAAAAAAATGGTGTAAAATGGCTGAAGAATTTGCCGATAAAACAAACTTTAAAAAGTTACCTGAAAAGAAAAAAACTGAAGCTAAAGAAAGCGGTTTAAATAATTTAGTTAATAAAGTTTCTGCGGCATATGCTGGTGGAGTAAAAAATAAGTTGAATTCCATCTCCCCAAGCGTTACATTTGGTGAGAACGAAATAGAGAAAAAAATTATGAAGTTAGTGGAAAAACATATCACACCAAAAATGACTAAGCAGGAATTCCTTAATTTAGTTAAAGAACAAGGTACTAAAACGGCGCCATCAAGACCAGGGGTTAAACCTGATGTTGATACCCCAACAAGACCCTCAAAACCTGCAACACCGTACCAACCTAAGCCAGGAGTTAAACCAGCCCCTAAAGCGAAAACAAAGGTACCAAGTTGGTTATCATTTAAATCATTAGGAATTAAATTAAAGTAAGAAAATGAGTCTAAATCCAAATACAGAAAAAAATCTAAAAGTTAAAAAATTTTTAGAAAAAAAATTAGTTAGTGAAGGTTTAACTAATAGTGAACGTAGTCTTTTAAGTGAGTTAAAAAATAACTTAAAAGAAGCTCCTATTGATTATGAAGGCCCTGAAAGAATGGAACCTGGTATTGAAAGAAAAATTACATCCAAAGGGACTCCTTATAATAACTTTCCAGCAATCCCTAATATGGATATGGATAAGGATTATATTGAATTAATCTCCTCAAAAAGATTTAAAGATTCTGTAGATAAAGTTAGAAGAGCCATGGGTGATACCAGAGCAATCCAAGGAGCGAATCCATTAAATTCATTAATGATGACCGCAATGCAATCGCTACAAACAGTTGTGTCGATTCAAATGCAAAACAAAGAAGTTTTAGAACAACTTGCGGTTGATTTAGTTATTAAAGAAATGGGTATTCCTGAAGGAGCGATGCAGTTTGATGCTAAATTGGTTATGCAACCAATGGGAGCGTCTCAAGGAATGCAAGAAGAACCTGAAATGCCAAGTGAAGAAGAAATCGAAGAGTTTATGGGTGATGCCGAAACATTTGATTTGGAGAGAGCGAAAAGAAGATTTATTAACTCACTTATTCAAGGGGCCGCCTTCAAAGGGGGACATATGTTTAATTTAGTTTCAAGAGAACTTAATGACGTTGACCCTAGATTAATGAATTTATACACCGTGTCGCAATCTTTAATGGAACACGCATATTGGTTATTCCCTGATATGGAAGGAATGGCTGGCGGTGGCGGTGGTCAAATGGGACAATCAGAAGTTGATACCGAAACAGACCCACCAACAGTAAAAGCGAGGGCAATGACGTTCCCACTTTTAGTTCATGAATTGGTTAAAGGTGTTTATGAAATATTTGGTACTCACGGTTTACCTGATGACCCAAGACAACAAGAAATGATTATGAAGGCTGAGGATACTTTACCAGCTGAGATTTGGGATTCTCGTTTAGGACCAATTTTTTGGGAAAAATTCTTAGAGGCTTACCCGATGGAATTGTTTGATGAGGATATGAAACATATCCAACACTACTTATTTATGAGATTTTCTAAATTAAATGCTGAAGAATTTTTCAGAGTTGCTAAACTTATACTTTCAGGTAACCCACAAGGAACTCAATTTATTCAGAGAATGGTTAATGAAATCGTTACTGAACTGAAACAATATGATGCTGAAGAAGCGTTAAGTGGTGGTGATGATGAAGAAGATGACGATGATGGATTAGATGATTTCTTAAGTGGTTTAGGTATATCAAGACCAAAATAATGAAACATGTCAAATTTAACCAGAGAACAGGTACTAATAGAGTACGTAAAATGTCATAAGGACGTACAATATGCGTTAAAAACATATCTACAAACATACGATAACACAGTTTCTAAATACGTACCGTTAGAATTATTTCCTGACCAAGTATCATTACTTGAGGATTACGAAAATTACAACGAAAATATTGCCTTAAAATATCGACAAGCGGGTGTATCTACGGTTACCGCAGCTTGGGCTTCGATGAAACTTTCTTTTGCTAAGAAAAACAAACCCGAAAAAATCCTTATAATAGCCAATAAACTTGATACGTCATTAGAGATGGCTAACAAGATTAGAGCTTTTATCAGTCAATGGCCAAGTTGGGTCGGTATTGATTTTGCGGTAGAAAAAAACTCACAAAAACATTATAAACTAAATAACGGTAGTGAGGTTAAAGCCGTTGCAACATCTAAAGATGCCTTACGTGGATTTACACCAACAATACTTGTATTTGATGAGGCGGCATTTATCGAGGCCGACAGTGATTTTTGGGCAGCTTGTATGGCGTCCTTATCTACAGGTGGTAAAGTAATCGTAGTCTCAACACCAAATGGTTATGACCGAATTTATTATGAGATATACGACCAAGCGTTAAGGAATATGAATGACTTCAGGATTTCTGAAATGTATTGGTACCGTGACCCTCGTTACACAAAAGATTTATATTTGGTTAAAACCGACGATATGATTCACTATCTTTTAAATAAAGAAGAATACAGTGAAAAAGATATACTCAGTTGGTCCCATATACCCGCACACGAAAGAGATTATAAAGAACTGAGAGAATTAATGAATCAAGGTTATAAACCTTGCTCGTCTTGGTTTGAAGCGATGGTTAAGAAATTAAAATATGATAAACGTAAAGTATCTCAGGAGTTGGAATGTAACTTCTTAGGTTCAGGTGATAACGTATTTGATTCTAAAATGTTACAAACAATTAGAGAAAATTCTATTGTAGAACCCAAGAATAAAATGATGGGTAATGCTTTGTGGATTTGGAAAGAACCTGTCGTTGGACATAAATACATTATGGGGGTCGACGTTTCTCGTGGGGATAGTGAAGACTTTAGTTCGTTCCAAATCATTGATTTTGACGAAAGAGAACAAGTTGCGGAATATGTTGGTAAATTACCTCCTGATACTATGGCGGAAATTTGTTATAAATGGGCCAACATGTATTCATGTTTTATTGTGATTGATATCACAGGTGGAATGGGAGTTTCCACCTCAAGAAAATTACAGGAAATGGGTTATAAAGACTTATATGTTGATGGTGTTGACACCGCTAATAAGTGGAAATACGATTCTAAGTCCCATGAAAAAATACCAGGAATTAATTTTAATAATAAAAGAGTTCAAATTATTGCTTCATTTGAAGAAGGGATGAGACATGGGTTTAAAATCTACAGTTCAAGACTTTTCAATGAAATGAATACTTTCATTTACATTAATGGTCGTCCTGACCACCAAAAAGGACATCATGATGACTTAATTATGTCAGTCGCCATGGCAACTTATGTTGCTGAGTCGTCATTTAGTAATTTAACTAAAGTTGTCGAACATACTAAGGCAATGATTGAGTCTTGGGCGGTTAGCAATAATGACCAAGTTGCGAAAAATTTAGAATTTAATCCTGTTATACCACACATGTCAGAAAGAATAGGTCAATATAATAATCAGAACATGTCTAAAGAAGATTATCAAAAGTACGGTTGGTTATTTGGTATTAGATAATATTTATTAATAAAATATCACATGGGACTAACTTCTAGAAAAAAATCGGGGAACAAACTTAATGGTAGTAAATTAAACGTACCTGGTCAGGGTATTAGTAATGTTAGACCTGGTGGTGATAATAAAATAAACCAACAAAAGGGTGACCCTAATGGAAAGAAAGGTAAACAAAATTAACTATTTAATTATAGATAATTAGAATTAAATTTATTACATGGAAAACAATCAAAATAATCAATTTACAGTTTGGCAGAGGCTATCTCAAGCCTTCGGTCCTAACGCCCTGTTAAATCAAGATTATCCAACATATAAGTTAGACAAGACTGAGTTATTAAAAACGACATCAAAACAGGAATACGATAAAGAAAAATTACAAGCTCAACAAACGTATTACTTAGCCAATCAATGGACTAAAATTGAGAGTAACTTATACACTCAAGCGGTTTATTATGAACCAACAAGATTAGCATCATTCTATGATTATGAATCAATGGAATATACTCCTGAAATTTCGGCGGCTTTAGATATCTACGGTGAAGAATCAACAACTGTTGACCAAAATGGTTACATGTTACAAATATATTCAGAATCTAAACGTATTAAATCAATCTTAATTGACTTGTTTAATAATGTTTTAGATATCAATACTAATTTACCGATGTGGACAAGAAATACCGCAAAATACGGTGATAATTTTGTTTATTTAAAATTAGATGCTGAAAAAGGTATTGTTGGATGTATGCAATTACCAAATATTGAGATTGAACGACTTGAAAGAGGTATGGCGGCAAAATCGGCAAACGTCGAGGAACCCGCAGAAAATAAAGGTTTAAGATTTAAGTGGAAGGCTAAAGACATGGAATTTAATTCATGGGAAATTGCCCACTTTAGATTATTAGGTGATGATAGAAAATTACCTTATGGTACTTCTATGTTAGAAAAAGCGAGACGTATTTGGAAACAATTATTATTATCGGAAGACGCAATGTTAATCTATCGTACCTCAAGAGCCCCTGAAAGACGTGTCTTTAAAGTCTTTGTAGGTAATATGGACGATAAAGATGTTGAGTCGTATGTACAACGTGTTGCGAACAAATTCAAACGTAGTCAGGTTGTTGATAGTCAATCAGGTAATGTTGATATGAGATTTAATCAAATGGCGGTTGACCAAGATTATTTTATTCCTGTACGTGACCCTGCTCAAGCATCTCCAATTGAGACTCTACCAGGTGCACAGAATTTAGCGGAGATTGCCGATATTGAATACATCCAAAAGAAATTATTAACCGCCCTTAGAGTTCCTAAAGCGTTTTTAGGGTTTGAGGAAGTTGTTGGTGATGGTAAGAATTTATCATTACAAGATATCCGTTTCGCAAGAACAATTAATAGAATTCAAAAATCTATGATTGCGGAAATGAATAAAATAGCTATCATCCATTTATTCTTATTAGGGTTTGAAGATGAATTGTCAAACTTTACATTAGGTTTAACTAACCCATCAACACAGGCCGATTTATTAAAAATTGATGTTTGGAAAGAAAAAGTTTTATTATATAAAGATGCAGTAACGGCAATCGAAGGTATTGCACCAGTTTCTGTAACTTGGGCTAAGAAACACGTATTAGGATTCTCTGATGAAGAAATTAAATTAGATTTACAACAACAACGTATTGAAAAAGCGGTTGGTGCTGAATTAACTAACACGGCGACTATTATCAGTCATACAGGTGTATTTGACAATATTGATAAACTATATGGTGTTAAATCAGGCGCAACTCAAACTGTGGGAGCAACCCCACCACCTCCAGGAGGTGAATCAAGTGGTGGAGGATTAGGAGCACCTGAAGATATGGGTGGAGGGGCTCCAATACCACCACCACCAGGACCTGAACCAGGAGGTGAAGCGGAGATAACACCTGAATCATATAAACGTGATAACTTAACAATTTTATTAGAAAGTGATAACTTAACAGATTCGGATTCATTTATTGATTTGTCTAAAGCAAGAAATTCTTTAGGTGAAATGGAAAAAGAGTTAAACAAACTTCTAAAAGACTGATATTTATAAATAAAAAAGAGATGACAAATTTTGGAATAATTAAATCGAAGATAGAAGATGTGTTATTAGAATCATATAAAAACAACACATTTAAACAAGAATTCAAAAACTTTAAAAAGTTAGTTTTAGAAAATAAAAAAATATGCAAACTTTTTTATTTATATGATGATTTATCTTCTAATAAAGGATTATCGGAATCTATCGTTAATGAATATGTGAATGAATGTATAACCATTTATGAAAATACCATTAATAAAATACAAGAGTCGGATATTACACCATTAAAGTCTTGGATTAAAAATTCTAAGGTTGACAATCAGTATAATAATATTGATAATTTATTCTCGAGAGATGTCCTAACAATCGAATCAAGAATAACTAGTAAAAAATACATTTCAGAATCTCTTAAGAAATTACCTATCAAGAAAGCAGATACTGTTCAAATATCGCTAACTTCTATGGTTAATGTTGCAAATAAAACAATCACAAATTTTATTGATTCATTAACTGAGTCAGATAAAAAAGAATTAACAAAACTTTTATCTGAAGATGACGTTACTTTAAACCAAAAATTTGATGATGTTAAAAAAAGTGTTGTAACTAAATTAACTGAAATGAAAAATAATAATGAAGATAACTCAACTCAAACAAGAATTGATGAAACTCTTGATAAAGTAATTTCAGAAAAATACGACAAGTTAACTTATTTCAAACTTAAAAGTTTGAATGAGAATCTTTAATCGTTATTTGATTTATATTTTTTCTGAACGTATTTCGCTTTTGAAATCATATTCCTATTTTTAACAGATTTTTTTTGGAATTCTTTTCGTTCATTTAATTCCTTACTTTGCCTTGTCTTTATGACTTTGCTTTTGTAAATTTTTAACGCTTTTTCAAGAGTTACATTTTTTTCTACCTTTATGATTAACATGTTTTTGTGAGTTTATATTTATTTTGACTATTGCAGTAAATATACCTATTTTTATTAAAACAATAAACTTAGAAATTATGAAATTTAATGAAAAAGGGTAAAACCTCACACATTCACGGATTCAACACTGCCAAGGTAGTATATGGAACAGTTGATTCGATGAATTTAAAGTCACTCTATCTTAACATCCAAACATGGGTAGAACCAACTACAGAGTGCGAAAATTGGACAAGGACAGTTCTCAATATGAGCAGAGCCATAAAACATTCGGTCTACGAATCCTTAGATAAAGAGTTATTTGATGATAAATTTATAGTAGATTTAGATTTAAGGTCCAGCGGATTAAATCAAGGTAAAAAATCTTTTATGAACTTAGAGATTAATTTCTTTTTAAATCATGAAGGACATGACTTTAAATCAAAAGAAATTAAAGATTCACTTAAAGATATTACTAATAGAATTTTTTACGAAAACTTTATCGGTAACGATTACTTCAACTTTTATCTAACTAAAAAAATCAAAACAAACGATGATACGCTACAATTAGAGAATGTTTAATATTTATAATAAAACATTTGAGATGAATTTAAGAATTTTACAACCAACTGAAATAGGTAAAGGTATATTAATAGAATACGATGCGGGTTACGTATCACCAACAGATACACATAATGCTAAGGTTATTAAAGAATCTAAAGGTAATATGTTAGACCACTCTAAACCATTTGAATTTTATGCGGTATTACAGAAATATAATACCCCAAACAGAAATGGTAGAATATACCCTGAACGTATTTTAAAAAGAGAATCAGAAAACTATAAAAAAATGATAGAAAAGGGCACCGCTCTTTCAGAGTTAAATCACCCTGAATCGTCATTAATTGATTTAGATAGAGTTTCTCATGCAATAACTGAAATATGGTGGGAAGGTCCTGTACTAATGGGTAAGATACAATTACTTACATCACCAGGATTCCACGAAAGAGGTATTGTATCAACTAAAGGAGATTTAGCCGCTAATTACCTAAGACAAGGAGTTACGTTAGGAATCTCTTCAAGAGGAGTTGGTTCCCTTAAAAAAGTTGGTGAACAGAATGAGGTCCAAGAAGATTTTGAATTAATCTGTTTTGACTTAGTATCCTCACCATCAACACCAGGAGCGTATTTATTCCAAAATCCTGAAGATAGATTTAACTTTGAGGAGAACTTGGAAGAGGAGAAAAAAATGAAAGTCGAAAGACAAGTTGGGGAAAGTGGAAATAAATCACTTGACTTAATGAAAAAATTGAACGATTATTTAGGATATTAAAAAAAAATTATAACATGGACGAAAAGTATTTTATTGCAAAAATCACAACCGATATGATTGATGAAAAATCGGGAAAACTTAAAAAATTAAGAGAAGAAAAATTAGTAAAAGGTTATAACCCTACTGATGTTGAGGCCAAAGTAACGAAAGTTTTTGAGAACTACACACAGGATTGGAGACTAACTGCAATTGTTGAAAGTAAAATAGATGAAGTGATAGAATAAAATCTTTACATTTCAATAATAATAAAAGGGGGACATTTGTCCCCTTTTTTGTTTTTTATCAAAATGGTAATATTTATAATAAATAAAAAACCAATTATCAAATTAGTTTAATTAAAACTTTTTTGATATTGGGAGATATTTATATAGTAAATTAAAAACATACAAATGGCGAAAGAAAAATCTTTAGTGGAAGAAGCAATCATCCAAATGAAAAATTTGGAAGAAGCGGTTGCGGAAAATGCAAAAGGAATACTTGCTTCAACTATGAAGGAAGAAATCAAAGAACTAGTAAAAGAATCTCTAACTGAACAAGAAGACGAGATTGAAACGGATGTTGAAATGGACGAGCCTGAAATGGAAGACGATATGTCTGACGACGAAGGAATGGAAATGGATACTGATAATTTAGATATGGATATGGATGATGAAGATTCTATGGAGGATGACTTTATGGATGACGATGAAACTATTGACCTTACCGACGTTGACGACGAAGATGAAATCTTACGTGTATTTAGTTTAATGGGACCTGAAGATAATATCGTGGTTACCAAAGATAATTCAGGTAATATCAATCTTAAAGATTCTGAAAAAGAATATATGATTGTTGGTGAAGGTGAAGAATTTATGGATGATTCTGAAGAAATGTTTGAAATGGATGATATGTCAGATTTTGGTATGGAAGACGATGAAGACGAAGACATCAATAGCATCATTGATAGAGTATTTAAAAAAGATAACGACGAATTAGAAGAAATGGATTTTGAAAAAGATGAATTAGAGTTCGGAGAAGAAGAAGGAATGGACAGTGAAGAAATTGTTTATGAAATTGAATTCAACGAAGAAGAAGGTGAAGAAGATATGGGTCTATCTGAAGAAGATGAAGTAGAAGAAGAAATGTACGAATCTTACGAAGAAGAAGACGAGGATATGGAAGAAGAACCTGTTATGGAATCTAAAAAGATGTCAATCAAACCTAAGGGTGTTGGCATGGGAAATCCAAATAAGAAAAAAGTATACTCAAACAAACCTAACCAAGAAGGTGGTTTCAAAACTGTGAAAAAAACAGTTAATAAAACTATGGGTACTGGTAAAGCGAAATTTGAATACAAAGACGGTGAAAATCTTGACGGTGATATGAAAACTGTTAAAAAGGTTGAAACCAAAGAAGCATCAAGAACTTTAGGAAACGGTTCTAACTTTAGAAAGGGTGGTTTATCAAAACCAAGAGCTCACTCTAAATTTAATACCGCAATCCAAAAAGAGAGTGTTGATAACAAAGAATTACAAGTTCTTAGAGAAAAAAATGAAGAGTACAGAAAAGCACTTAACGTTTTCAGAAATAAATTAAACGAAGTTGCAGTGTTTAATTCAAACTTAGCTTATGCTACACGTTTGTTTACAGAACATTCGACATCAAAACAAGAGAAGATTAATATCTTAAGACGTTTTGATAGTGTTGAAACTATTAAAGAATCTAAAAACTTGTATAAGACATTAAAAGATGACCTTTCGGCTACGACAAGTCAACCAATGAATGAATCAATGGAAAGAACCATTCAAAGTTCTCCATCAACAGGTTCTTCGGCTAACTTGATTGAGTCTAAAACATACGAAAATCCTCAGTTCTTAAGAATGAAAGATTTAATGTCAAAATTAAAATAAAATAAACTAAAAAATTAATAAAAACCAAAAAAATGGGAGCATTATTAGAATCAGGTCTTGTTGGTAACATCGGGTTAAAACACCTTAAAGTTATCAAAGAAGATACTATCAACAAATGGGATAAATTAGGATTCCTAGAAGGCCTTAAAGGTCACCTAAAAGAAAACGTAGCTCAGTTATATGAGAACCAAGCGTCTTTCTTAATTAACGAAGCAACGTCTGACGGGTCTTCAGGTTCATTTGAAACTGTTGTATTCCCTATCGTAAGACGTGTATTCTCTAAATTATTAGCGAATGACATCGTATCAGTACAAGCGATGAATTTACCAATCGGTAAATTATTCTTCTTTGTACCTAAAATTCAAGGGTATTCAGGTGGTACTAACACTCCATGGAGTGATGTATCTTCAGGAGACCACTACGCACCACTAGGAGCACCAAACGGACCAACATCTCAAAATGCAGGTTACACAGGAACTGGAGCGGTTGCTAAAAACCTTTATGACTTATTCTACGAAGGAACTGAACCAGGTTTAGACCCAGCAGGTTTATTCGATTATTCAAAAGGTCGTTGGTCAGCAATCACTGCAAGTACGTTGATTCAAGCATGGTCAAATGGGTCATTAGTTGATGCAACTATTAATGATGGTGCACCAGCAAATGGTATTGAAATTGCTTCAGGTAACACAAGAAAAGTTATTGTTAAAATGTGTGGTTTCGCTGATACAGGAGCTGGTAAATTAATCGGACCTGACGGTAATGAAATGGATACAGAATCTTTCTTATCTGATTTAGTTATCTTTACAGGTGCTGGTTTAACAGTTGCTGAAGGTTCTCCATGTACAGTTTCAACAGGAGCATTATTGTTCAGAGTTGTTACTCAACAATATGGTAAAGGAATCGTTTCTTACGGTAATACAGTTCAAACTAATTGGCCAGCGGCATCAGGTAATAACCCTGCAGGTAACGGTGGTTCGTTTAAAACCGTATGTGACGCTAACGGATGTATCTACTTAGAAGTTGATTTATCTTGTCCAGTATGTGCTGATTGTGATTCTACATCTTTAGATGGTTACACAGGTACTACTATTACTGAAGCGTCTTCAGGAACATCATTCTACGCAGCGTTCAGACGTTACGAACAATTAGAATTTGAAGATAAAATCGGTGAGGTTTCTTTCGACTTAGATTCAGTTACTGTATCTGTTACAGAAAGAAAATTAAGAGCACAATGGTCTCCTGAGTTAGCTCAAGACGTTGCTGCATTCCACAACATCGATGCTGAAGCTGAATTAACGGCTTTATTATCTGAACAAGTTGCTGCTGAAATCGACCGTGAAATCTTAAGAGATTTACGTAAAGGTGCGGCATGGAACTTACGTTGGGATTACAACGGATGGAGAAGAATTTCTCAAACTACATCTTATACTCAAAAAGATTGGAATCAAACATTAATTACTGCAATTAACCAATTGTCAGCACAAATCCACAAATCTACATTAAGAGGTGGAGCTAACTGGATTGTAGTTTCTTCTGAGATTTCGGCTATTTTTGATGATTTAGAGTACTTCCACGTATCTAACGCGTCTCCAGAGCAAGACCAATACAACATGGGTATTGAAAGAGTTGGAACATTAGCAGGTCGTTACCAAGTTTACCGTGACCCTTACTTCCCAGCTAACACAGTGTTAGTAGGACATAAAGGAACGTCATTGTTAGACACAGGTTACATCTACGCACCGTATGTACCATTACAATTAACACCTACAATGTATAACCCATTCAACTTCACACCTATTAAAGGTATTATGACACGTTACGCTAAGAAAATGGTTAACAACCGTTTCTACGGACGTATCACAGTTGATGGAGTTAGAACATTCGACTTAAGAGAATTGAGATAATCAACATCTTAAATAATATGAAAAGGGACGAGTAATCGTCCCTTTTTTTGTTTTACAAGTATTTATATTATATGAGCGAATTACGTAGATTAATCAAAGAACATTTATTATTAGAAAAGAAAATTGGGCATATTATGGCCAAAATAGAAATTGCCTTTGGTTTTGAGATTGATAGAACTACCCACGCATATGAAAGAAAAAACAGAACTGATATTCCTGATTATAATGATAGAGAAATATCTAACGGTGAATTAAAATATATAATTGAGAGTTGTAGACGAGAAATTGCGGAAGGAATTACCACAGGAGAGATTAAAGATGATGTAGCATTTGTTATTAAATCAAAAGAAAAAGAAATCGCTATGGTCATAGTACCAAAACATGGTGGTGGCTCCTATTGGAAATTACTTATAATTACCGTTTTTAGAGAATCGTATGATTTATCTTTTAGAGTTGGTAAAGACCAATTTGTTATTTGGATTTAAAAAAGAACGGGACTTAGTATCTAAATCGTTTCTATCCCGTTCAAATTAGGAGGTTTTCGTCCTAACCATTATGATTGATTTAGTTGTATCTGAATCGTTTCCCTCAACCACATTACAAAGATAAGTAAATATACTGAATCCACAACTTTTTTTTCGAAAAAACAGATATTTATATATTAAACAGAAATAGGTATGAAAAAATTATATTTTTTAAATGAAGAAGAATCTAAAAGAATTCTAAATCTTCATAAAGAAGCAACTAAAAAACAATATCTTAAAGAAGACGACACTATGATGTCATCTGAAAATGAGTTAGCCGAAGATGGTGTAATGGCGTCAATGGCAACAGGTGCTGCAATTGGTGGAGCCGTTGGTTTAGTTCCAGGAGCAATTATCGGTGGAGCGATTGGATTAATTAACGGATTAATTAATGGTGGGAATTATTCTTACAAAGGTGCCGAAAAAATTTTACAAGCTTGTGGAAATTTAAAAGAAGTTGGTAAATCAACACTGAGTAGAGCCACATTAAATGGTATTGCCGATGGTATTAACGCAGCGGTTGATGGTATGGGTACTGATGAGGATGCAATTAAAAGTAATCTACAAAAAATCACAACAATTCCTGATTTATGTGCGATGTCAAACATATATAATACAAGACATGGTGAAAGTTTATTCGCAGCAATTGATGGGGACATCGATTCTGAGGGTGAATGGAAACAATATGTTTTTTTACCATTATTAGACGCATATGAAAACAGTGTTGACCTTGGTAAAAAATTGGCGGCACAAAAGGAATCAAGTGTCGTAAAGGGATTTGAAAAATTTCCTTGTATTCCAAGTAACCCAAAAGCGAAATCATCAAAATTGAGTGACGGTAGTATTGCTTACATAATTGATGGGGTGGTTTATTACGGGAATGGTAGAAAAAAATTGGTCGACGGAACTATGGCCAGTTATTCTTGTGGTAAAGAATCGTCTAATACTAAGACAAATACTAAGACAAAAGTTAAACAACCAACAATACCTTCAGATACAGATTTAGATATGGTATTGACTAAACTTTAAATTATTAATTATTAAAATGAAGAAAATTATAAAAATAACTGAATCTGAAAAAGAGTCTATTTTAAATTTACATAACACGTATAAAAATAGATTAATGGAACAAACACCAGCTCCTGTAACTGCAGCTCCTGCAACCGCAACTCCTGCAACCGCAGCTCCTGCAACCGCAGCTCCTGCATCCCAAGATAGAAAAGTAGATTGTACAACAACTAAAAATCCTACAAGATGTAAACAAAAAGTTTTAGATGTACAAGTTAAAATTAACGATAAATGTACTAAGATATCTAAAAAATTAGTTGAGGATGGTATATACGGTACTAATACTATGAACGCAATTAATGCTTGTACGGGTATTGATTTGAGTAAAAGTTCGGGAACTCAAACACCCGCAGGAGTACAAACACCTGCAGGAGTACAAACACCCGCAGGAGTACAAACACCCGCTGGAACTACAGTTGCGTCAGCAACAGATGAACCTGTTGATAGCTTAACGGTTTAATCTTCTAAGGGACTGATTAATCTACTAGCGGTAGAATAATTCGTAGCGATTGCAATGTCATGGACATTACAAATTCTTAATAACATACTAACATCTACTTGATGTGGATGAACTTCTAAGGGGTCGATAAAGAATATAACTATATCGACTTCTTTGTTTACAATCATTGACGCAATCTGAGCGTCACCACCCATAGGACCACTTAACATCGTCTCAACCTTAGTTAATCCAGCATGTTTTAAATGTTTTCCTGTTGTACCTGTGGCAACTACTTCAACATTATCTGAAGTGAAGAAAGGTAGTCGTTTCATTACGAATGATACCATATCGGCCTTCTTACCGTCGTGAGCGATTAACGCTAATTTAATCTTCTGTTTCATTTTTAATTTCCTGTTTTGACATAACTCTAATTGCTCTTGATACAACCTCTGCCTCACCTAAAGAATAAACCCCCTCGTGGTATGCCTTCTTAACCGCTTGTATTAATAGGTATGAAGCATTGTCTTTATCCATAGATTGTAGTAGCACGTCTAAATGGTCCTCAGTTAGTAGAGGTATTGTGTCGAATAGTTTTCCAAATAATTGTTGTTCTTCCATTGTGAAAATATCTTTTTTTGATATATTTATAAGTATACTAAAATATCTATGCTAAATCAATTAATAAAGAAAGTATTACTCGAGGCAACTTCTGACAGTAATGGGGGTAGAGGGTCCTATGTTTCTCCTTTACAACCTGGTGTTAGAGAATTTAGTAAAGAGTCGTTACAACCATTTATAACACCCGTATCAAAGTATGTCAATACTGAGTTGGGATACGACAGTTATGACGGTAAAATGAGTACCCCTAAAAAGAAAATTAAAAAGATGGAAAATAAAGCAAAAAACATCTCCAATTATATTAAGAATCACCCTACTTTAACATCTGGTGATGATGAAGGTAATAATATAAACCAAACACCTGGAGGTAAAAAAAGTATTGTACCAATCACAACTCTAAAAGAGTGGATTGAAATAAAAAAAGACACTGTAGTTGTTGGTGAAAAGAAAGTAATTAAACTTAACGAAGGTGATATTATTCGAATGGTAAAAAGAATTTTATCTGAACAAGATGATGAAAAAACTTATTATAAGTTAGGTGCAACAGGTTTAGGATTTAAAATTATTGATGGAAAATTATACACGGTATTATTTAATAAATCAACAGGTGAAGTAAAACCAGACTACGCATTAAACGGGGAGTTATACGACTTCAAAGTAGATGTTAAAACAGGTGAAGTACTTGACGAGGACTATAGAACAAATATCGAATTCACAGAGTTTTATTGGAATGATATAGTTCGTTCTGATATACAACCTGGACAATATAATAATGTAAGATACAAATTTATTGCCGTGGCACCTGAAGGTGTTCCTAATAAGGCCTCAATCGGTAAACCAGTTGTTTACACGGGTAATATTGTTGCAGAGGACATAAGTGTCTTAAAATCAATCGGAATGACCGAATCTAAAGATACTACCATTTCACCTATGATGTATTATAAGAAGGGTGGAAAAGGGTATTATGTGATGTTATATCCTGGCGCAAGACCTGGTACTGAAGTTACAATTGGTGGGTCATCAAAAAAAACAACACCAACACCGACTAATATTAGTTTGGATATTACAGAACCGTTCGTATTTGACAAAACAGAATTAAAACCTGAAGCTCAAGATAAGATTGATAAATTTATTTCTAATTTAAATGGTTACTTGAAAACATATCCTAAGTATGGTAAATTCTTATTACAAAACGTCCCATTAATTATCGGATATTCATCAAGAGATAAAGACCCTAACGATAGAATAATTGGTAAATTACCTGCATGTCAATCATCTAAAACTATTGGTGAGTATAATCAATGTTTATCACAACAAAGAGCAAATACAATCGCTAATATGATTAAAGAGAAAACGGGTATTGTTATGACCCCTATTGGTAAAGGTGAAACGACTGAGTTCGGGCCAGGATGGACAAAAGAAAAATCAACTACTACTGACCAAACACAACCTAATAGAAGGTTTGTAATTAAAATTAAAGATTATACAGAATAAAAAAAAAAGAGGTCATTAGACCTCTTTTTTATTTAGAACACTTTGATGTTGATAATTTTCTTATCAGTGTAGTCATCAAAGCAGTAGATTAAAACATACTTACCTAACTTAGGATGAGTATTAGTATGTGGAATACTATCTAATGTGACAACCCCTGTTTTCTTATCTTGGATATATACGTATGAATCGTATGTGAATTCATTATGTAACGTTTGATTAAGTTTGAAGTCCTTGAAAAATCTAACTGAATCAAGATTAGTGATATCAATCTTGTATGTGTTAAGTAACAACTTAACGGATACGGAATCTTTAACCCATAAATCACTTAACTCATAGAAGTTCCCCGCCTTCTTAATAGAGGATTCAACCTGAGCGAAACCAACACATGTGGTTAAGACTAAAACGATGAGTGTGATTAATTTTTTCATATTACAAAGTTAAGCAATTTTTTCTAATATTGATGATAAAGAATGAACTATTTGTGATTTTATTTCATCTTCGTACCCTTGTCTCATAATCTCTGTTTTGTTATCATACAAAACATTTAATTTTTCCCAATCTCTCTGAGACAAAACTATATCATAATGGTATACGTGATTGGTAATACTAATTTTTCTATCGTCCATAAGGATAAATAAACCTAACGTAACATTCTTGATATATTTCTTACCTGATAGTGGAGCAATTAAAAATTTAGAATCAGGATGATTAATAAGTCTACGACAAATTGCGGTACAAATCTTTTCATTTTCCGATAGTCGACTTTTTTCTGTGAAAAATCGATACTTGTGCCAAAGAGTAAATTTAGTGTACCATCTCTTTAGAACCCTCTTTAAATATATTTTCATTTTTTTGTTGTATGTTGATTACATTATCTTAAGTACAAAGATAGTAAAAATATTGACAAAAAAAAATAACCTTAAAATAATTAAGGTTATTTCTTGTATTTTTTATTATTAGTCTTACTAATTACCCGTTTAATCCGTTACCACCAATAAGAACCGCGTTCATTTGAACAACTTCTCTACCAGCACTATTTGTATAGGTTGGATGTGGAGGAATTATTGTAATTACCGAATTGTCGCATATTTCCTGGCATATGGTGGTTTCAGTGTTAGACGATAATGGTGGTAGATTTTTACAATCTTCACAATCTAAAAATGGCCCTGAACTGTAATGATAATTTGTTTCACCCGTTAGTGATAACTCATCAAAAGTAGCACAAAATGGTGTTTCAGAACCAAATTGTATTTCATAAGTAATACCTGTTGTAGGAGTACCATATTCACGACAAAAATTAGTTGCTTCAATATTAAACACTTCTAAGTCATTACATCCTATAAATTTAAAATTTAAAGACTCTGTAAGACCACTTAAACACGTACAACAATCGTCGTGTAATTGAACAAAGGATATATTTAGAGTTTCCGCGCTTTCTGTTACTGCCCCAACAGTACCACAAAATCGAGCCTCGCTAATATCGAACTCTACTGTGGCCCCCAAAGTTAACGTTGCTGCAGAAAGAATGTATACATCATTAGTTAAACATTCATTTATAATATAATTTGCCATATCTTTTGTGTTATTTTTTTTTTAATTTTTATAGGTTATAATGTAAAATTTAATAATTTTATATTATTTAACATTTTGTTTTTATTATAAATATCTTATTAATCTAAATACTTCATATTAACGATTTGAAATTTAACTTGTCGTTTGTATGTATTTATCTCTCCACTACTATCCACCTTAATATCTATATAATACTCGTTAGGTATTTTATCCCTAGTGTCAAACATAAAATAATATTCGTTTGGCGTCCTGTTGATTTTGGTCCAACCTTGAACCTCAACCTCAGTCTGGCCTTCTCTAACATATACTCTGTAGTGAGCGTCAACATTTTGTAAAAGTTTTTGAGTTGTGTAAGCTTGTTTAATGACAACACCAACTTTTCTAATATCAGTATTGTATATTTTTTCATCTTGTTTAATACCATAAAAGTCAAACCCATATAATTTAGGGTCGACTGAATTAGTACCAATCTGAATTGAATTTTTTAATGGTTGTATTGTAAACTCATTAAACGATTGGGGTAATGGGAAACCATTGTAATTTAAGTTGTACCATTTATCAGTAAACATACATGGTGTTTTATAACCAATTATTGGTGGTATAACAATTTCATAAACACCTTTAGTTCTTTGACAAGCGGTTAACCCTGTTAATCCAGGAATGTCATTTCCCGATGAATCCATAATAGTAACACTTGGATTATTGTCTAAATTGATTGGGTTACCGTTATCAAACAAGTACAAATAAAGTTTGTTTGTTCTACCTAAAGAAAATAAGTTTCTATCATCTTCAATAAGGTCATTATAGTTTGTTTCTAAAAATGGTTCGTAAAATGTTTGAGTATGTCTTGTAAAAAATTGAGTTTCATAGGTATCAGTAAGACCTGATAAGTTTTCGACCTGAGGTTTGTAAGCAATTCCCCATCCTGTGACATTAGTTAATGAACCATCAATAATTGAATTAATTTCACTAGTCATGTCAAAACTAACGTTCTCATTACCAAATTCAAAATGTTGTGTGTCAACGATAGTTAATGAGCTAAAAGGAACAACCCCACTGTTTAAGTTATTGTAGACACCAGGCTCAGTCCAAACACCAATTGTCGTTGTTTGAAACCAATTCGAGGGTCTATCAGAAAAAGATTTGTCCGTATCACTATATTCATAAACTAAATCAGCAAAATCATAACCAACACCTTCATCCCAAATCTGTGGGTTTAGTGGGTTGTTATTAATGTATGGGATTCTGAATAAAATTAAATCAAATGACGTGGCTCTTTTTCTACCTTGAGATGTTGAGGTGTTTAATAACTCAATATCAAAGGTTGAGGTATTCACCATTCTTAAAGTGTGAACAATTGTGTCGTTACAAGTTGTAGAAATTGTACCGTCATTTATCTTCTGAAATAGTAATGAAAGGTCTAAATCGAATATGAATCTACTATACCCACTAGGATATTGAGACACTGCGGTAGAACCATAAAACAATTCCGTAACTGGGTTTCTACCAGTATTGGTGAAACTGTTGGATATGATAGTATTGTTCTTACTAAAGTAGGAGTTATTAATTGACATTTAAGTGTTTTACTTATAAATATCAATTAATTCGGATATTTTGATTTAGGATGGTATTTTCTGCGTCAGCAAGAATTGCATTAATTTCTGCGGAGGTTTGTCCGTTACCTGCGGCAACAGGAATAGGTGGTGCCGTAGCCACAGGATGTACGTGACCAGTAACAAATGAAAATATTTTTCTAAGTAGTTTCATTAACTCATCACCTCTTGTTGTTGGGTATGTCTTATTAAAAATACTACTTTCGTCACCAATAAATTTATCTTGTGGTATACCATATAAAGTTTGACTTAAACTAATCTTACCTTTAGGTCCTGTAGAGTCTTGAGATAGTAAATAAATTTTTTGAGCTCCTAAGACACCATAAGTGACATCTGAAGGTACAAACTCGGATGGAGTAACTGTTTCAGTTTTAATATCCCCTTGAGGTCCAATAAGTGCAGTTCCATTTTTGTTTTCCCAAACTAAAAACCACCCACTATTAACTAACCCCATATTTAATTTAATTTTACTATAAAAATTAACATAATTAGTTAGTTCCGCAACATCATTTACAACTTGTGATGGTGAGAATTTAACACCTTTTTCATAAGTTAATTTTGATGGGGTAACAACAAATGGAAATATTTGGTCTTGAGGTATATTACGTAATTGGTTGTTAACAACATAATTAGGTAAATCAATAAATTTTTTAAAAACTCCATCACTAAATTTATTAATTAAAGTTAATGATTCGTTAAAACTTTTGGCGGTAAATTTTACTTCCTCAATAGGGCCACTATAATCGGTACCAACACTTAAGTTAAGGATAGTGTCGGACTTAAAATTTTTACTGTTAACTTTCTGACTTGGTATTACATTGTATAATCCAACAGACCCATTAAAAACATTTTGAGTGTTTTCTAAATTTTCAATATCCCAGATTATTATTTTTTTAACTACCTTTACATTTTCAACTAATCTAGCTTGACTTTCTTGGGGTAATAAAACTTTTTGTTGGGTAAAATTTGAAAGTTGTAAGAATGACCTCATCGCATTTCCAACAGGTAATTGTGTTGTACTTAATACTTTTGTTTTACCCGCTCTAATTAAAACCTCATTTTCTTTAACAACTACATCGGCGGAACCACGTCCTAACAATGCGTTATCACCAGGTTCGGGAAATACACCATAACTATCTTTGTTACGATATTGCCCATCACTATTTTTAATCGAAATACCTTGTTTAATTCTATCTCCCGCAGCTAAAAATTTCTTAGCGCCTTGATAATACTCAAAAGGTGTTGTCATTGGTGACGAAAACGGTCCTTGAATATAAAATTGACTTTGGAAATTAAATTTTTTATTTTGATATATAATATGTACGTACTCGTCTTTTTTCGGTACTTGGCTAAAATAAAAAGGTAGTAATGGTAAAAAAATTAACGGGTCTTTAGAAGTCCATTTATCTATTTCCTCATTCCAATCAGGAACTGAAGCTAAAATATCACTATATGTTTGTGTTTCAGGTATTACTCTAAGTCTACCTAACATCATCGGGTCTTGGTTATCGTAAACGATACCAGGAAATATAATTTGATACTTATTAGATTGGTCTATTTTCATTATTTAATAGTTCTGTTTTGATATTCTTTAAGAATAGTATTGTAAGTTAATTCTAATTTATCTAAATGTTCGGTCATTTTAATGACCGCATCTTTGGTAAATTTAAAATCTTCCTGAATAAAATCCATAACAAAAGTCAAATCTTTATTTGAGTGTGATTTGTAGTCTTTTATTATTTTTACGGCTTTTTCCGATTGTTCTTTTTTTGTCATAATTACATTTTTTTACCGAAAGCACTCGAAGGAACTGTCAGACCTGCTGGTGTCATTGTTAATGGTGGTATTGCAATTTGTACCTTACCATTTTCAGCCTCTTCCGATGACATAGATTTCATTTGCCCTAACATTTTTAGAACATCTAAATTAGGACTTCCATCTGGCATTGTACCTGTTGGGATACCAAGTTTTTGCATTTCCTCAATAGCTCCAATAAACGCACGAGATTCAGAATATCCATCCATAAATTGAGATGCAAATAATAGAGGTAATGGTATTTCACCACCCCATCCAGAAGTCGCAATCTTTAACAATGATAGAATTTCATCAATAACACTCTTACATTTACGCCAATCCGATATAAACTGAGCCACAACAATTATAAGTTGGATTAACTTTAAAATCATAATAATTCTTTTATCCATTTTTTCTCTAGCAACATCTTGAATTACTGATTGGATTAAATTTAAAATATCTTTTTTAATTATTTCAAAAAGTTCCTTAACAAATAAAGCTCCTATTTTTGACATTAAGTTTATAAAAAACTTTTTAAATGTTTTCATGAAAGCGACGAATGAGTTAACACCATCAACAAATGTTTGACCTAATGATTTTAACATTACAAATATTGGTAATAATACTTTTGGAGATAGTAACGACGCGGCAATTCCTTGAACGATTAATTTAAGGAAGTTTAAATCTACCGTGGCTTTAATATTCCCCTCAATAGCAAAACCTTGCCATTCAGGATTGTTAATTAATGTTTGAGTTAATGCGTCAGCAGCATCGACTAAATCCTTATCCTCAATAAAATTTAATGTACCTAAATCATTTAGAATGTCATCATAATTAACGGGTAATTTAACATTACCACAATCCTCAAATTCAATCACACCATTTTTAATGTTAGTTACTCTTTGGTCAATATTACGTAAATCAATATCTGTGAATTCAAAAAACGACTCATCAATATCATCGAGTTCGGCTAATTTTGCAATACCACTAACATCGATTTCTTTTTTATTATCAAAACATAAACCTAAAACCCTTTGGATGATTAACATAAGTTTATTAGTGTCTTCGGCTTGAGCTACTCCAACATTTGCACTAATAGATATGGCTCCACTTAATGACTCCATAATATTTGCCATAATATTTGTGAACTCAACAACTTTAGTTGTTCTATAATAATCGGCTAAAAAAGTACCAACTTTATTAATATTGTTTGCTCTATTAGGTAGAGTTACCTTAAACCACGGACCAGTTTCTCCTAAGTTATTTGTGTCAACGTATTGAATATCAAATAACGCTTGTCCTGATTGACCAATATATTGTTGACCGTTGTCAGTTGAGTAAGGTTGACCACTTTGAATTCTTTGATACAACTCTTTGTTCATTGAGAATGGATAAAGTTGTACGTTAACAGGATTTCTTTCGTATAAGACTTTACCTTCTTTACTTGACGGGTCTTTTTTTAATAGGTTAATCAAGTCTATTGAACTTACTTTAACATACACCACCTGAGCCGCATATGTTTGTTGTTGGTCACAACCAACCGCATTTATTGCTTCTTCCATAAGAAGCTCAATAATTTTAGGTTCAATATTCTTAATAACCCTAATTAATGTTTTTTTAACGTAACTAATTGAACTACCTCCCTTACCACCAGTAAGATTATTAATATCTAGTAATTGTTCAAATTGATTTTTGATTTCCCTTTGAAATCTTTTAGTCTGTTCTTTGACTTTATCTATAGACTCAGTAACGTTTTGTTTGGCAGTATCAAAAGACTCTCCAGCTTTTTTAGAAGTGTCATCATATTGAGTTTTTAAATCCTTATATGTGGTGGTCGCCGCAATCTTTTTTTGTGCGTCTTTATAATCAAGACCTAAATCTAATGATGCCATTTTAGTTAGTTTTTCATTTTGTAAGACCCGTCAGGTTTAGACGCGTCTTTTAGTATTAAATTTTCTAATAAATCATCATCCACACCTAAATCAGTAATTGAGAAACTACCACTTCCTGCGGTATTAGATTTTTCCCACATAGTAGATTGCAGTTTAGATAATGTTAATTTCTTTTCAACACAATCGTTAATGATTTTTTGTTGCTTTTCAATAACAGGACCTATTAGAGTCATATCTTCAGGTTCTTTCATCATTGTCAACATTTTATTTTGTATTCTAATCGCAGTGTTTCTTTGTTCAACAAGTTCATTATAGATTTCTTGCATCAAAGATAACATCGACTCTTTAGTTAAATTAATTTCTTTTTTTTGTGGTCTTCCCATTACAATAAATATTAACTATAAAATTTTATTTAACCATATTCTCCACTAAAGTATAATACATTGTTTTGTATTTCTTCATTGACCCCCTAATTTCTTTGGTTGACAAATTAGTCATTTCCCTTAATGAGAGTAGTATAATATTTTTATTAAATTTATTATTATCGTTACCGATAAAAATAGATTCATAATTCTCAAAAAGGTCATGTAACGCATGACCTAGTTTGATTTCGTTTTCCGATAAACTCTCATTTTCTAGCAAATTATCTAACTCAAGTAAAAAGTTTTTAATTACTTTTTCTGAATCAATACCTTCTTTTTCTATACTGTAAGAAAAGTTAGGGTTATTTTCTATACTCGTTGAGATATCTTCATATGATATTTTTCGGTTAGTTTCTTTTTGGTCCTTAATAATTTGACCCATAAGATAATTCTTACAGATTGTACCAAAATATGAATAAGCTTTTTTCTCTCTAGAGGGTTTAAACTTTTCAATTTTTGTCATTAAGAATGAGTGAGTGTCTACATGTATCTCCGTAAAGTCCATGTCTTTTCTATATAATTTGTATCTTCGAATTATCGAAGATATCATCTTATCTAAAGGTTTTTTTAAAAAATCATTATAAATTTTATTTCGTTCTTCGTAGGAGGTTGATTCTAAAAATCTAACAACGGCCTGCTCTTCGGGAACATCAAAATAATTTAATTGTGTTGGTTTTCTACCTTTCTTTTTTAACTCAACATTGGTGTTTCCTGTTAAATTAATAATTTCTGTCATTAAACTGTTTGGGGTTCATACTTTATGGCCCTGTCGTTAATAAAAAAGTATTCTTTTTTGGCCGAGTCAATCCAAAATCTTACTTCACCTTCCGTTAATCTATCGTCACCATTTTTATAATTCCAAAAAATAGACCCGTCTCTCAAGTTAACATGTTTATACCCAATCTTAGGTATTGACATAATCTTAACTGAGTTATGTGTCATTCTTAAGAAAAATTCATATCCAAATGTTAATTTGAATGATGGTTTAATTAAACCAAAATCAATAAAAGATGATGTTTTAATAACCATACCTGAAGTTTGAAAATTCTGATATTCTAATAAAGTTTCATGAGTTAAAATACCCATTTCTGGTGTGAAGTTTGCTGCGAATGTTGCCTCATTTGTAAATCCTGCAAATTTACCTGTTTGGTCTGTATCAACAACGATAGGTAAGAATGCGTCAACATCAGGATATGAGTTAGCGTAGACCTCAACGTTTTTAAACCAAATACTTGAATACTCATCGTCAAACTCAAATAGAGAAACCCATTTAGATTTTGCCGACCTCACACCATGATTTATTTGTGATGCGTAGTTAGCGTCTTTTGTCCACGCAACTTTAACTACATTTAAAGTACCAAAATCAAATTGATTTAAGTAATCTACAATATGTGTTTCGTTAGTGTGAACTATAATTAATTCATTGATACCAACTTTTTGATTTTTTAATGACTCAATACATTTTTCAAAATATTCAGTAAATCCGTTTGCTTTTCCTGACTTAATTGGTAAAATAACCGATACGTCAAATTTTTGTGTGTTTTCCATATTACTCTTCGATAGTTTCTAGTTTAGTTAATTGTTCTTGAAATGAGGCAAATCTTGTGTTAATATAATCAGTAAATAATTTTACCGAAACCTCATTGAATTCTTTTTTTGTTGGTAAATTCTCAACTGTTTTAATCATTTCCTCATATAAATTAGGGTTAACATTGTCCTCCAACCAATTTTGTAAGAAGTCAGCAACAAAATCAACCATTTGATTTTTATTGTTAATCCATATACCATTATCCTCTGACATCCAAGATGGTAGTAAGTTTGGTGTTAAACCTAAAACAGGTACCCCGCAAGTCATTGATTCTAATGGGAATGTACCATAAGCACTTGTTTCATCAATCCATACAGATAAGAAACTTTCTTTTAATGATTTAGAAAATTCTTCTTCGGATAAACCTCTCATATCTCTAAAAGTGACCCATCTATATTGAGGGAATTTTATGTAGAAAGATTTAATTAAATTAACCGAATCTCTTTGGTCTCTTGAATGGACTGCAACAATTGGTTTTGGTGGTAATGTTTGTTTGGTGAATGATTCCGAAATGAATGGTTTTAAAACATCATAAGAAATACCTTTCATTAAGTTTTCTAAAAACTCCATTTGGGTTTCTGATGTAGTAATACATTTGTAAAACCCTAATTGTGACCAAGATTGACCTGGTTGTAATGTTTCCAATACGTGGTCATAAGCTTGACATAACACAATTTTACCACAAGGTAATTTAGCGATTTGACTCATTACAAATCCGTATAATTCAGGGATAACAATAAAATCTTCAGGTGAAACCTCTAAGTTTTGACCTTCGATAGATTTATGAGGTAATGATGTCATGTATGATTCACCTAACCATCCTGATACTCCTGTATAATCAGGTTTCTCATGTAAAATGATTGGGTTATATCCTTCGTTTAATAATGCCATTCCTAAATTATAAATGTAGGCGATTGATGCTTTGGCATTACCCTTAGTATCCTGAACTAAAAGATAGATTCTTGATTTCTTATCTTTCATGTTTTGAACTGACTGTTCTAATTTTGAAATTTGTTCTTTATTCATTGTATTAGTATTTATTTAGTAATTTTTTATTTAAAAGTGTGTTAAAGGCTAATTTAAATGGAATTGTAATCTCTGACCCTTTACCTGCTAAAGTTTCGTCGACTTCATCTCCATCATCCATAATAACATCTAACATGAGTTTAATCGTTTCGTATTTTACGATATTAATTTGTGTACTATCGGTTTCACCCGAAGAAGATGACGGCTCTTGTTTTATTTGGATATATTCGTCAATCTTATCTAAATCCAAATAGTAATGTTCTCCTAATATTTTTAACATTATAAAATAATTTTTAATTTATCTTCCAATTCTTTGATTGTGTTTATTGTGTATTCCGATTCAACATTATTGTTATAAATTGTTTCATATTTAATTAATGTTTTATCTGATGGATGGTCTAATAATAGTGCGGGATTTGCGGTAAGTAAAACATCAATTTCATCCCACATAGAGTTAATTGTTAAATTACTATAGAATTTTACCTTTTCAAATTCGCATCCAAATTTAGATAAGAAAAATAATGAAGCGGGTTTTGATTTATTAATTTCGTCAGAAATAATAATTAAATCATGTTCATTTCTTAATTTTAAGTAGATTTCATTTAAATCGTTAAATGTTGAGTATTCTGCTGATTGAGCATGTCCAAAAATTTCCATAGGAAATTCTTCATACAAGAATGAGTATAACTCCTCATCATTTTCAAAACTAAAATGTTTTTTTAAATCAAGACTATCAACAGGTGTTGTTATCTCGTAATTGAAGGTGTTTTCTTCCTCAATACCGTCAGTCTTATCAATCATGAATTTTTGATAAGTTTGTTCTATTTTGTCTAAAGTGTTTCGTAGAACACCATTAATTTCTATACCTATTCTCATATACGTAAAAAAATATGTAAAAAACCCAATAAGTAAATTAAATTGAATTTATACTTATTGGGTTCGTAATTATTTTAGTTTTCGTATCTTTTTAGGATTTTACTAATTAATGGGTTTCTAACCACATCTTCAGGTTTGAATTCGAATGTTCCAATATCATCCATATTTTGAAACTTTTGTAGTGCGTCCCACAACCCTGTCTGAGTTTTATCTTTATGTCGGTCAAATTGTTCTAAGTCACCTGAAAGGAAGAATTTAGAATTAAACCCAATCCTTGTTAATAATAATTTCATTTGACTTGGTGTTGAGTTCTGAGCCTCCTCGAATAGTAGAATTGAATTGTCGATGTTCATACCTCTCATGTAGGCCAATGCAAAAACTTCGATAGCTTCAATCTCTTTTAATTTTTCTCTCGCTTCTTTACCAATAATCTTATTTAATAAATAATACGATGGGAAAATGTAAGGGTCTAATTTCTCTTCAACATTACCAGGGAGTGAACCTAATTTTTCTTCGGCCTCAACTGCGGGTCTTACAATAATGATTTTTTCATAAGGTGTTGTAGGGTCTGCGAGTAAATCTACCGCCGCTTTCATCGCTATGTAACTTTTACCAACACCTGCAGGTCCTGAACAAATGGTAATTTGACTATTAGTTAAAATGTCATAATACTTTCTTTGACTTTCCGAAAGAAACTTCTCTTTAGATTTTTTCTTTATGATTTGTGATATTAATTCTTTTTTTGTTAGTCTTGGTTTGTACTCATCAACTGGTTTTGGTGGTACTGTACTTCTTTTTTTTCTTTCTGTCATGTTAAAAACTTAAATGTTAATTGTTTTTTAAAATATACTTTAGTTACTGTTTATGTAAATCAATTTCTTTCAAATCCTTCTTCATCATGGTGACAGGTTATTGAGTTAATTAAATAACTTTTTAAGTTATTTTTTAATATATGTTCTCTACATCTATTCCATAATTCACCATCAGAGGGTAACCCAACAACCCCTGTTTCATCAAATAAATCACGATATTTAAATGGTATTGTATTAAAATTCATACATACTGAAGAATGGATTAATGTCGCATAACTTGGTAGAAAATTAATATAATGATTTTCGATACCAATTATTTTTGGCATAGTTTTTTCTGGTGACAAGTAAGTTGACTTAGTACAAACCCAATCGGCGTTTGTATTTAATAGACATTTATTAATTACTTCTAAATGATTTGGTTCCCATACGTCGTCATGGTCCAAATGACAAATATAATAGTTTCCATCGTCTAATGATTTATCAATTCCGTAGTTAACCGCGTTAACACCACCGTAAGACCAAAGAGCATACCCTTTACCATAACGGTCCCTTTCTTTAGCAAACGGGAGGTTTTCAAAATAGAGTTTATCTTTATCGTAACTTTTACATATGTTAATAAACTCTTCATTATCTTCGTACTTGTCTCCAATAACGTAAACTTTAAAATCTTCATGAGTTTGATTAAAAACACAATCTAACGCTCTTTTTAAGTAAAAAGGTGTTGAGTTATCTGTTCTTTGGTATGTTGATATTATAATTGATAGTTTCATGATTATTTAGTTTTTACTTTATTTTTTTAAAACTATCGCATTACCATCAATAATTTCTACATCGTCTCTTATTATTTTTGTTTTTAAAAAATACTTATTATTTTCTTTTTTGTCTAACTCAATCACAATTTCAATCTCATCATTAATGTAACAAGGGTTTTTAAAATTTAAATCTTGTTTTAAATATATTGAACCTTCACCAGGGTAATAGGTTGCAATTATCTTAGAAAAAAAGGAAGATAATAACATTCCATGTGCAATTCTTTTTCCAAATATACTATTTTTGGAATACTCATCATCTAAGTGGATTGGATTTTTATCTCCAGACAGTTCGGAAAAATCCCTCACCATTTTATCTGTTATAGTTATTTTTTCAGAAACTCGCATTCTAAACTGTATAAATTATTTTCTCTATTTTTTATGACCTTAGATGGTATACCAACAACAATTTTAGACTTTTCAACATCTTTAGTCACTAATGATAACGAACCAACAGAACTATGGTCATCAATATTAACATTTGGTAATATCACACTCCCCGCACCAACAATAACGTGTTTACCTAACCTAACATCACCTGATATAACATTAGTGTATTCTTTACTTACTGTTGGATTTGTTAAAAAATTACCACTATAATCATCAGTTGAACTGTATATTGATACTCTTGATGATAATCCTGAAAAATCGTCAAGTGTTATTTTACCGTTCCCGATTAAACTACAAAAAACGGCAATGTGAACATAGTTACCTATTTTAATTCCACCTTCACCAGCGCTAATCACACAAAAATCATCAATTCTAACATTGTTACCTATCGATATGTTCCGTGGATTGTAAATTGAACATTTGTTTGAAATCAAAACATTTTCCCCAATTGATTTAAATCCAATTAATTTTAATTCTTCTTTAGTATAAAACATAGTTATTTTAATTAATTTTTATAGACAGTAAAGAAAGATTATTACTCACTTTCCTTCCAAACTCACCTGTACCTATTCTCGATTTTTTTATTTTATTTTTTTAATTATTTTACGGTAATTTGAATGTAATTCGGTAATATAGTCAGAAAAGGTTAACATAAAATAGTCTACAGATTCTTTCGGTCTTAAGTTTGTTGGCCGACTCATTTCCCATAAGTAATCGTCAAAAATAATAATACCATTATCATTTAATAATTCCCATGACATAATCGCATCCATCATAACATATGGTGCGGTATGATTACCGTCAATAAAAATTATATCGTACATTTTTCCTTCAGTAATTAAAAATGGTAAGACTTTATTTGAAAGACCTTCCCTAACGATTACCTTATTGGCGTTTGTACTTTCATTAATATTATGTAAAAACATTTCTTTAGTTTTTCTTTCACTTAATAACCATTCAGCGTTATCTTTAAAGTAAGAATTTAAACTATTATTATCTTGACTAAAATTAGTCCATGGGTCGACACAAGTTATCGTTGATTTGTCGTTTTGTAAAATATTATCTAAAAACCAAATAGTGGATTTACCCTCAAAACAACCTATCTCAAGGATATGAATTTCTTTTGTTGGGTCTAAATTATTTAATACGGATAACCCATCGTTGGTAAACCATTCTTCTGTAAATTTGTAATTTTTCATTGTTGATATATTTTAAAATTTGATAAATCTGGATAAGGTAATTCTAAATCCTCATTATGTTTTGGAGTCCCATCCATATTATAGAACTGATTCATTAATAAATAACCTCTCGCGGCTAATTCGGGCATCATATAAAAATTCCAACCTAACATATCAAAATGGTCGTCATGGTATGAACATTCTCTTCTCCCACTATATCTTGCTCGTTTGAACCAAAGATACGCATCATAGTCGTCTGTTAAAATTGCACCACCCTTAGACAGTTTAAAGTGTTTGTATGGTCCTGTGAATGAGATACACATATGAGTGTTAGGTATGTACATATTACTAGTAAACCTAAGTGCCGAATCCCAAACTTTTGTTGGGGACAACTGGTACGCACCTTTTATAGTTTTACCCTCAACAGGGGTAAATTTAACCTTACCTCCCGCATGAATAATCTCACATGGTACCGATGGGTATGTTCTGGATGGAATCTCAATTTCCATACCTTTAATATTCTCATACATTAGTGATAAGAATAATGCGTTACTTTGATTATCCACTGTTACAACGTACTTCGCACCTGTATATTCGGATAGTTTAGTTTCAAAATTTTCTGTTATTTGGTAAATTCCTTGTGCCATTAGTTTAATTTAAATATAAAAGGTTTAATATTGTTTTCGTTTTTAATCATAAAAGGATAAAAAGTGTTAATGTAATCTTGACGGTAATTATCATCATTATCTCCTCTGGTTTGACTCTCATAGTGATAAGCAACTAAATTACCGTCATAATAATTATTTAGACCTAATGAAAGACATTTGATGTTTAATTCCGCATCCTCTAAACAAGTTTGATAATTTTCGTTAAAATAACCACACTTTTCAAATATGGTTTTATTAATCATTAATAGAGCTGCAGTAGACCCCAATACTTTTTTTATTGATGGTGTATAAGTATAATATCCTTTTAATCCCGAATGTGTTAATTGTATTATATTGTTATGAATATAAATTACCATACCATCATGTTGTACGGTATTATCTAAATAATGTAGACGACAACCGACAGTACCAACTTTTGGAGTTGTTTTGAATATTTTTAACATACCATAAATAACGTTGTTTAATAATTTAATATCATTATTACAAAATAACAAATATTCGTGAGTGTTATTTAGATGGTTTTTAACCACATCATTATTAATTTTTGCAAAATTATAATAATCATATTCAATTAATTTAATATTATTATAATCAGAAATAAATGATTTAAGTTTTTCTTTATTTTCATCAGTTGACCCAGTGTCGGCGATAAAAATGTCAAATAAATTAGGGTTACAATGTTCGTAAAAAGATAGAATACATTCACTTATTAATTCGAACTTATCTTTTGTTGGTATAATTACCGAAACTTTACCAATATTTTTAGTTGGTTTTTCGTTTATTTTAGGAACGTAAATACTGTTTGGTTTTAAGTCTAATGGCAATTTAGACGAGAACTTCTCTAAAAATTTAGTTTTACTTTCAAAAAATTCCTCATTTGGTCGTCCAACTGATTGGTGGGTAATATCAAAAGAAAATGTAACCCCAATTTTTACCCCGTCTAAATAATTACTTAAACAGAATGGGTGGTCATAAAAATGAAACTTACCAATAGTCTCATTAAAATTATGTTTTATTTTTGTTTTATCGAATGAAATGAATAAACCATCAATAGTCACTACTGGTGTTAATTCATCTAATTTTGCGGAATACTTATTAACCCATTTTTTACGACCCTCAGGTTGGTGATATACATGACCAACCATTGTTTGAGCCATTCGTTCCCAATAGACTCCTGATTCAGGAAAATATGTTGACCCTGCCTTCCCAATGATTCCGTAATCAGGGTTATTTTCGAAATCTTTAAATAATTTCTTACCCCAATTATTTTCTAATTTGATGTCGTTATGACAACAAACCACAATATCATAAATTGATTGTGATATACCTTTGTTATATACCTCAGCCAAACTGTATTGATTATTGTTCTGAAACTCTAAAATCTGAACATGTTTTAATCCAACAGTTTGTAACAAATGTTGTTTAAATTTGTTATTATAAGTTTCGTCTTTATGGGTTGAATAAATTATTGTTATCATATTAAATTCCTGTTGAACCGAATCCGTTACTATTACGGTCTTTTTTTGTTACTTCATTTCTCTCATCCAAATAAACCCAACCACCATTAACTACGGGACATAAAACTGCTTGAGCAACTTTCATACCTTTAGTAATTGTAAAAGGTTCTTTATTTGTATTAAATATAATTACTTTTACTTCACCTGTATATCCATTATCTACCGTTCCTGGAGAGTTTAAACACATTAAACCTTGATTAATGGCTAACCCACTTTTAGACCTAACTTGAATTTCATATCCATCTTTAATGTCAAATGATAATCCTGTCGGAACTAAACCTCTACCAAGTCCCTCAATTGTAATATCTTCAACTGAGTATAAATCAAATCCAGAATCACTTGGGTAGTTATAACTTGGGGTTACGGCATCAAGATGTAGTTTATTAAAACCTAATTCTAACTGAGCTTTATAGTTTTTCATATCAACTTCTAATTGTTTAACATCAACACCAAACTCCTCAAGGATTTGATTATAATCAATATCATTGTTTTCTGACATTGATAGTATTGATTTTAGCTCTTCGGCTTTTTTCTTTAAAAAATCTAAATCTATTTCTTCTGACATTATTTAAGTTCTTTTAATTTTTTTATCACCTCAATTAATACGTTAACGTCTCGTTCACAGTATTCTGAGATTTCTTTTAATTTACCATGGTTCCAATATGAATTATGTACTTTATCTCCTGTGATTTCACCTTCTTTTGGTGATGGAATCTCCATTGAGGTACACATTAAATCTAATGAACCAATCGCCGTATAAGCACCATATTGCCAAATTTCTTTAGTGTCGATGGCTTTAATTTCCCATGGTTTTGTATCGTATGACGGTAAAATTGATGGTGGAAGTAATCCATTAATAATCATTCTTTTAGCCATCATTGGAATATCAAAATTCTTTAGATTATGCCCACACAGAAAGAAATCCAATCTTCCACAACGGTCCAATAATTTCTGACAATCACGTAATAATTGTTCCTCATCATCACCAGAAAACGTTTGTTTTTTAACTTCACCATTATCCATAACAAAGGCAACACTAACACATACAATCTTTGCAAATTCGGGTACCAGCGCGGTTCTTGTTGAGAATATAATATTTTTTCTTTCATCTTCGTTTTCCCCTTTAATTGCGTCTTCAGGGAATCGTTTTAAAAACCAATCGAAATACTTATCGAATTGATGTGCAATTTCAGGACGTTTTTCAACACAAGTATCGAAGTCTTTTTCAATCCCAACTGTTTCTATATCAAGAAACAAAATTTTAGTAATAGGTATTTTAATCATTTGTCTCTAAATTTTTTAAAATTTCAGGGTTTTGTTTCAATGTTTGTATTGTGATTAAATCTTTGATTTTAGTTGTTGACCAATTGTGAGACCTTGTGGTGTAAACTACCTCAATTGGTAGATGGTCTCCAGTAAACCTCTTACCAATATAATCGTCACCTAAAATTCTAACATCAGGTTTATAAAACTCAATAAGTTTTATTAAATCCTCTTCAGTTTGATATGTCACAACTTCATCAACATACTTTATTGACATTAAAGTTTTATATCTTTCATATAATGGAACGACTGGTTTATACTTTGTAAATCTTGTCTCAGACGGGTCTCTTTGTAAAAAGACCATAAAGTAATCACACTTTTCTTTTGCCGCTTCAAAAGTGTAAATATAACCTGGGTGTAATAAATCAAAATTACCTGCGGTGAACCCAACTTTACCTTTTTTATTATACATATTATTTAATTAATGATTTATAAAATTCTGCTCTATTTTTTGTTACGGTATTTAAATCGTATTTGTCTTTAACCGTTTCATATAATCTTTCTCCCATATCTGTAATCAAATTAGGGTTTTGAACTAACTTTTTGATGTGTTTCGACCAATCACTATGATTTCTTTGCTCACCGACTAATAAAGCATTACCATCAACAAAGTTACCATTCTTCATACAATGTTTCAAGTCGATTGTATATGGACCTATTTCAGACGCGATTAACGCTTTCTTATAAAATCCTGCTTCAATAACTTTTAACTGAGATTTCATTCTATTAAAGACGTGATTTTTGATTGGAGCTAATGAAATATCAAATTTAGAATAATTCATTGCATATGTGGTAACAGGTTTTGTCCAAACTCTAAGATAAGGTAATTCTTTATTTGAAACATAATCTTGTTCTTTATATTCCATTAAGAATTTTTTATAATCCTCATCAACTAAATTATAATTGTTTGTAAAAATCTCTTCATATTTTGCCCACACAGTTTCGTGAGGTAAAATGTCTCTACGTTTTTGTTCCCCCGTTTGTGGATTAATCTCAGTAACAGTACCACGAGTATCAAACCCACAAATAACATATTGAATTTTGTCATTAATGTCCTTACCATTTCTTTGAGTGAACCCTTGTAGTAACATTAAATCATGTAAGTGAGATGAGCCACCTAACCACCCAACTCTAATTCTATCTGATTCAACGGTTGGTTGATTGAATTGAGGTTCTTTTGGGTTAATTGCATTGGGGAATACAACAACATTTTTATTAAACCTTCTAATTTCATTTGCAAAAATATCTGTTGTTGTTGTAACATAATCAGCTTCTTTTAAGTTTGCAACAATTTTTTCGTTAATTTTTTGTTGAACAATTATTTGATGAATAGGATGTTCTTTTGTTGGTAACCAATAATCATCAATGTCAACAATAACGATAATTCCTAGTGATTTTAACTTTCTAATGATTAGTGGAGTATTGTCGTAATTACTACCAATATTTCTATGTACGTGAACGATTTGATATTTTTTCCAATAATTTGGGTCATTGATTTTTGGTTCGTAGTCAATGTCTAAATGGAAGTCGTCAGGATATAAATTTTGTAAATGTACGTGAGGGTCGATAGAACGAAATTTCCCAACACCACTTTTATCACTTGGTAGTACTAAAACATTAATTTTTTCTTTCATAATATAAAATTGTCTTAGAAAATATAATAAGAAAATAATAGAATATCAACCTTATAAAATAAAAAACCCCCACATAGTTATGAGGGGGGTTTTCTTTAGAGTAAACTTGTTTTTAAGATATTTTTTTTATCTTAGTAACCTTACCTTCAAATATATGCTTACCTACCTTAAAAGAAAATACTTCATTTGATTTTTGGGTTGATTCGGCGATTAATCCATTTTCTAATAAAACCTCTTCAACAACTTCTCTTAACAATTCTTTTAAACTTGACAAATCTTGAGTCGGTATTGATTGTTCGGTAACTCTTTTTGGTTGAGGTCCTCTTGGAGTTCCTTTAGCGTCAACATTCATCAATCTTGCGGCTTTATCAATCAAATCATTAGATAATGAAGGTCCTGCCATTGAGTTTGGTTGATTGATTGGATGTTCTATCATTAACCTTTTAATCTCATCAGGTAATTTAGATGACATAACCCTATCTTTGGTTATTGGTTGTTGTGTTGAAGGAACTGATTGAGTTACAGATTCCTGCATAAATTCTTGTGGTAAGTTATACTTGGCTTGTGGGGCTTCGTAATCCTGAACCATTGGACTTGTCATATTTAAATTATTACCCGCTCTTGGGGTATTATTATGTTTATCCATAATAGCCTTAGATACCATTAATTTTTGTATTAAGTCGTTTTCGTTTGTCATATCTTAATTATTGTATTGGTTCCGTTGGTTCCGTTGGTTCCGTTGGTTCCGTTGGTTGTTGATTAAACACTGCGTTAATAATAACTCTATTCATACTTTTGTCCCCTGATGGATTATATCCTGGTTTAGATGAATCAAAATTTTCTCCCGTTGGTTTAAATGATAATATTTTATCAACTCTGAATAATCTCCACCCAGGTAAAGGTTGTTCGCCTTTATACGCGGTATGAGAAGACCCTTCATTATCCCAAGCTCTTAAAACAGGATTATCTGACTTACTATACCCAAGACAAACAGGTTCGATTTCTCTTAACCCTCTACCACCTGGCTCATCACCATCATAGTAAATTACTATCTTATTTCTTTTTTTTATAGCATCAACGATTGAGTCAATCGACGCTACTTCTAAAATAAGAGATTTAACTGTGTTGTAAAGTTTCATTATGCACTTGGTGTAGTATACGGTGAGTTGGGTTTAAATTCATTAATAACTACCTCGGCCTTTCTCTCTAAAATGTCTTGGATTGCTCCCGCACCTTGATTATAAACATCTAAAAATCCTCCAGTACCTTTACCTTGAGCATCTCCATCGGCAATAGCGTCAGGATTAACCGCAGAATATTGGTTTGTTGGTTTATAATCATTCTTTGGGAATAATTTTGCTCTCTCCATCTCAGCAATTGATGATAAATCATTTTTAGGTTGCTCGAAACTAATTGGTTCTGTTGTTGGCATATTATATTATTTTTTTAATTAAATCGTTTATTCTAGTTAAATTTTCCATGATAGCAGTGTCATATTTATCAACGGTTGATTTGTGACTTTTACTAGGTCTATTAATCGTTGTCATGTCATTCTTCTCATGTGGCTGAATAAATTGATTAGGTAAAACCTCAGATTTATTCTTTTTAGTATTGTGTACATTATCTCTCATTGAAGTTAAGGTGTTGTGAACCCAATTTTTAACATAATGACCCCCATTTAAAATATAAGATAAATCATTTTCGTCACCCTCAAACTTATCAAACCAATTTTTCATTCGTTTTAATTGTTGATATGTAACTTCACGACTATCTCTTAGTTCTTTGTTTCTCTTATAACCCTCAACACTTTCGTCAGCACCTCCCGCGGCATCATGACACTGTTGTAAATAACTTACAACCTCCTCAGGTAGAGAAAATTTATTTCCATATAAATCTTTATTCATTTGATTTTAATATGTTAATTAATTTAGAAATACTGATACCTTCTTTATCTGCTAATTTTTTAATTGATTGTAAATTTTTAACTAATATCTTACTAACGCTTTCATCACGTTTTACAACGTCTGAACTATCTTTAGATTTCTTAGTTAAGATGTCCTCAACCATTTTAATCATTTTTTCTTTTTGTTGTTCTTCAATACTATCTTTTTCAGAAAGTCTTTGTTTTAATTTACCACCAACTTTCTTAGCTTTGGGTAATTTACCAAATTCTTTTGCTCTTTGTACGGGATTCTCAACACCCATCTTTTTTAATATATTTATAGTTTCTTTAAAATCTTTTCCTTCAGTCTCAACATATCCAAAGGCTTCTGAATAGTCAACTTCTGACACAATATTTTCTTTTTCTTCTTCACTCTCACCATAATAAACACGGTAACCTCTTGTTACAGGGTCATTTGTTGTTCTAGCCATAACAACAGTTTGGTCCATTGTTTTTCTTGGGGAAAGGGTTAAATTTATCAAAGGAATTCTTGAACTTAACATAGTTCCGTCAGAATCAACTAACTCACCAATCTCACCCGAAGATTTTTTTACACCTTTTAATTTATCCTCAATATCAATTGTTGTTTGTTTTTCTTTTGATTTTAAAATATTATTTACAACATCTTTAACTTTTTTCGAATCTTTTTTATCGAAGTCCATTTTTTTGTCTTTTTTTCTAGATTCGGTTAAAGTGTCAGCAATAGAATAGTATAAGGAGATTTGGTCTCCTCTATCTTTTAAAAAGAAGTAATAATTATTACTGTAGTATTCTTTGTTAAAATTTATCATAACACATTTTCCAATAAATACTTCGATTTAGAGTATTTATCATAAAAAAGATGGCAAGTCAAAATATAAATCAATACGTCCGCTCAAATTGGTCTCTAAAACTTAATTTAGATTCCAATGATATGTCTTTGACCTCAGATGAACAAGACTACAATCAAGAGGTTGTTTTCTCCCCATATTTGATTGCACAAACATACGGAAACCGACTTCCTGTTTATTTTGACATTAACAATCCTTTAAGTGTTCAAAACCAAACACTTTCATATAAACAATACAATAATAATAATATTTTTGTATCTCAAAATTATTACAATCCAAATAATGATGATTTGACTTGTTACTCATCATCAACATCATGTGATATTGGGTTAACAGGTGTTGACAACGGATTAGTCAACCAAATGACGGGTGAAACGATAACATTCACTAAAGGTTTATATTCTGATTATTTAAAATTCAATAGAATGTATTACGACCGAAGATTAAAGTTACATCAAGTTACAGGTCACACCAATTTACCTAACGTAAGATTTTCGGGGTTTAATAAAACCGTTTTATACGAAGTGGTTAGTAAATCAAGCCCTTTTGAGGGTAGATACCACGAATTATATGGTGGTTTTTATCAAGGGTTTTATAAATTATTTGGTTTTGATTATGAGATTTTTCCTGAAAGAATGAATAAAGGATGGTCCGTTGAAATGGTTTTGAAACCAAGACTTATCAATGAGTATTCTCCATTACCTAATGAAACAACTCTTAATGAAATTTATCCAAACAATAAGAATACTTTTTTTTATTTTGGAACTAGAGCTGAAAATAAATTTTATCACCACGCCAGTGGTAGTCCATTGTGTTTTTCGGGGTACAATCGAGTAACATCAGGTCTAACTCAACTACAAACATGTGCTTGTTGTAATAGAACAATTACGGATAGTAGATGTGTATTTGTTTATCCGCCAAGGTCAGTAAATAATATTCATGACCCTCACGTTAATTATGGGTGTAGTAGTTGTAATGGAGACCCAGAAAAGAAAATTACTTGTGGTTGTGATTGTAATTTAGACCCTTGTGAAACTTGTGGGTGGGAATGTCAAACACACATATGCGACACTATAATTATCCCAACACCAACACCAACACCCCCTCCAACGCCAATACCTGATTGTGAACTACCACCTGTTTGCACACCATCATGTGATGTTTGTACAACAACCACAACTTGTTATAACTGTAATACAGGATTTACATCAATCGAAAATACTTGTGAAACAAATCCAATATATGATTCTATGTCAAACGCATTATCTTTTAGATTATGTGGTGACCCAAAAAATCCTGGTATCGGAGTTAGAATGTTAAAATTCACAGGAGACTGTGTTACTACGGGTTCTTGTGAAACAAGTGGAATTACGTACACTACAGGACACACTATTGTTGATTATTGTACACCCCCAATTTACCCTACATGTTTATTAGAGAATCCCGCGTGGTTAGAGGAGGAACATTGGTTTCAAGTAGATGCGGTATGGGAAAGATATACATGGTTAGATACGTGTGATTTATGGTATCGAGGAGGACTTGGTGATATAACTGAAAAACTTTATTTAGAATCATTAGCAAATAATGCAACATCATTAATTACAATACCATACACTCAAATTGGTGGTAAAACATCAGAACAAATTGAGTTGGTTAGATTAAATGAAAAATGGTTAATTGATAAATTATATCGAAATGGGAGACTTAAGATTTACGTTAATGGTAAATTATTTCATACAATTGAAAATTTTGAGGAGATTATCCCAAGAGGGTTAGATACCGACAAAGAAAAACAAGTTGGTGTTCCATTTAATATATCGTGGGGTGGAGGTACCCAAGGACTTAGAGAAAATTTAACTTTTTCATCTATGACGCAACCTTACGGACCTTATATTCAAGACCCTGAAAATTTCCCAATTAATGATTTATCGGGGACAACATTTAATGGGTTAAAAACTAATATATTAATTGAACAGAATTTTGCGGGAACTTTTGATGGTGCCATTTCACAATTTAGAATGTATGTTACCCCATTATCGGCTCCTGAGGTAAAACACAACTTTAATTTATTAAAAAATACTTTCAGAATGTTTAACCCTGATTGTCCTGACTGCTCGACATCGGTTTGTTTACCTAACGACTTTACATACCAAATATCTGGAGAAACAACAACAACCACCACCACAAATTTAACCACAACGACAACAACAACCTCAAATTTAACGACAACAACTACAACCTCAAATTTAACAACAACAACTACAACCTCAAATTTAACAACAACTACAACCACATATTCACCGACCCCAACACCAACTAACACCCCAACACCAACACCGACTAACACTTCAACACCAACTTCAACACCAACTTCAACACCAACACCTACACCTACACCTACACCTACGGTTTATACACCTGGAGAGTGTATTCGTTTTATTGATGATTTAACGGATTGTACTGGTACAATTGCATTACCATCAAATATAAGTCCTTCAACTCAGATTAATGGTAAATCATCATATTATTTCACTTATTACTCTATCGCCCCACCCACCGTATTAATGAGGATTTCTTGGGATAATATAAATAATTATTGGATTTTAGAGGATATGTCCACATATTATCCATTACCTAACCCACTCGCATATCTTCCTATAAATAGTCTTACACCAATTGGGGGAATGAATAATTGGGTACCACTACCAAATATTATAGGTAGTTGTCTATATGGAGGCGGTGCAGGAATACAGCATATAAATTTTCTGACGTATACGGTTATTGGAGATTGTTCATCTTGTTGCAAAACATTCCAATTATATAGTGGATTTGGACCTGGAACTGGTTCAACGTATCAAATTTTATATTGTGATAATACTGTCGAAGTTATTGATGTACCATTATATGTTACCATAACTTATAAATGTGCCATCAATGTAATTAAACTTAATGGTGGAGGAACTGTAACAGTTGTTGATATCAATTGTGATTGTGACCCAAATAATTTAAGTATATGAATGAAACAATTGTAATATCTAGTATCAATTATAATGGTCAAATTGCTAATGTTGTTTTTAAACCTGACAACAGTATGGACGCTATTAATTTAGGTGATGTATTATTACCTTTTTTATTTGAACCTAACTTATTAACTCCCCCAAGAGAGGTTTATGGTGTTTATACTATATTAGTTATTAATTCTGACTGCCCTAACTTCTTAACTGTTGTTAGACCAATTCCATCACCAACACCTACACCAACACCTACAAGTACCCCAACTCCTATTCCTACAAGTACGCCAACACCAACACCAACAGACACTCCTTGCCCCCCACAACCAACTAAAACGCCTAAACCAACCAAAACACCAACTCCAACACTACACCCAACACCAACCCCTACTTTTGACCCTTGCGCCACCCCAACACCAACCCCAAAACCAACTCGTGCTCCAAGACCAACACCAACATTAACTCGCACCCCTTGTGTAACACCAACAATTGGTTTATAATATTAAGTTTAAGAATAAAATAAAAATAAAAGATATTTATTAAATAAAAAAAAAACTATGTCAACATCAAGACCATTTGCATATAATCCAACATTATCACTAATCAATGGGGCTATCCGAGTATTTAATAGTACATTAACTATTGGGGTTGACGACCAAGACTACACATTACAACCAGGTGGAATTCAATGGTGGAACGGACCCGATGAAGACCTTGGGTATGTAATCGCTCACTCAGTTCCAACAGGAACACAACCAAATCCGTTAGGGATTTCTGCGTATGTAGGATTTTGGAGGTCGTTGTCGTTAAATGAAATTTCATTTGTTGAAAAGGCGGGATTTGTTAGTAGTAAAACTTACACAACAGGTGACGAGGCGTATATTTGGATGAACGGTTTTGGACATTGGTCTTCTTGGGAAGTAAATCCAGGTTCGTTAATATTTCCAAATAGTTCTAATACGGCAAGGATTATTCCTACTCATATTGGTACAGTTAATGAATTCTTTACAATTGAATTTTGGTATTTTGGAAATCCAGTATCAACAGGTAGTAACCAATACATATTTAGTCAAAGTGCTTCATTTGGTGGTGGTGATTTAAATTTATATATTGACCCATCAGATAGTTGTCTTCACGGATTATCCACTGGTAATGCGATATCTCTACCATTGTCAACAAATGTTTGGCAACACATTGCAATTACATGTGACAATGGTCAAGTTAAAGTCTATTTTGATGGTAATGACAAAACTGCCGTTGGAATACCTAACACTCTGATTAGTAACACTATTGGTTTAATTTATTTTGGCTCTTTACTATCGAGTAGTAATTTTTTAGATGCGAAACTTACTGATATAAGGATATGTAGAAATATTGTATATACAAGTGGGTTTACAACCCCCAAAAGTTCATTATTACCAATACAAGGTGCAAATCCTTACGGAGGTGCGTCCACTAATCAAATTAATGATGGTGACTGTGTTCTTTTAATTGACTCATTAAATTCACCCTCTTTTCAACAAGACCTTAGTAATTTAGGTAGTACCGTTATTGTTGGGGCAATAACACGTAGTTCTGACACTCCTTATTAATAACTATAAAAACATAAATAAAGTCCTCCAACCCTTGGGGGATTTTTTGTTTTAAAAAAGAGTTAAAGTAAATACTAACTATTTATTCAATATGACACAAATTGAGATTACTGGAGTTTCTGGAGTTACATTACCGTATGATTTATATGCGTGTGATGTGTATGGGAATCAATGTGTTTTAATTTCAACTATTAACACTCAAGTACCTCCATCAATATCTATTGTACTACCAACCACATTCAATTCAGCCCCCGCCGTTGGAATAAAAATCATAGACTCTTTGGGGTGCGAAAAGTTCGGAATAATTTATTGTGACGAGAAAGGTAAGATTTATCAAGACGGAGAAATCTTTATTTTCATGGATGCAAATATTTATATATTCGAAGACCAATAAAAACCAAATTATGAAAAGATTCATATTTATACATATAGACTAAAAAGATGCCGAATTATCAAAGACTGACCGACAGAACCCAAGCTCCGATAGTATCTCCAGATGACATTGTACACATTGTCATTACGGGTGATACATCACAAAACCCCGCAGGTTCATCATATAAAGCAAGTATCCAACAAATTGCGGATGCTCTATCCCTTGCTGGTACTTCAGGTACTGCAGGAACAAGTGGTGTTAATGGTTCATCAGGAACAAGTGGTGTTAATGGTTCGTCAGGTTCAAGTGGTCAAAATGGTACTTCAGGTTTAAGTGGTTCTTCAGGAAGTAGTGGAACATCAGGAAGTAGCGGTTCTTCGGGTAGTTCAGGAACTAAAGGAACATCAGGTTCAAGTGGTACTTCAGGAATATCAGGTTCTAGTGGAACAAGTGGTTCATCAGGAAGTTCAGGTTCAAGTGGTTCATCAGGAAGTTCAGGTTCAAGTGGTTCTTCTGGTAGTAGTGGTTCTTCAGGAACTAACGGTTCTTCAGGAACTAACGGTTCTTCAGGAACTAACGGTTCATCGGGTTCATCGGGTTCTTCGGGTGAAAGTGGTTCATCAGGAACATCGGGTACGTCAGGTAGTAGTGGTTCTTCTGGTAGTAGTGGTTCTTCAGGAACTAACGGCTCTTCAGGGACTAACGGCTCTTCAGGGACTAACGGCTCTTCAGGGACTAGTGGAAGTTCGGGTACTGATGGTTCATCAGGTACTTCAGGTACTGATGGTAGTTCAGGAACAAGTGGGACTGACGGTTCTTCAGGAACGTCAGGTTCTTCAGGAACAAGTGGGATTGACGGTTCTTCAGGAACTTCAGGAACTGACGGTAGTTCGGGAACTTCAGGTGCTGATGGTTCTTCGGGAACTTCAGGGTCTAGTGGTATAAGTGGTGTTAATGGTTCTTCAGGGACTTCAGGTATTAGTGGGACCGATGGTAGTTCAGGTACGTCAGGAAATAGTGGGTCTTCAGGAACATCAGGAACAGATGGTTCTTCAGGAACATCGGGCTCAAGCGGAACAAGTGGTACCAATGGTAGTTCAGGTACAAGTGGAACTGACGGTAGTTCAGGTACAAGTGGAACTGACGGTAGTTCAGGAACTAGTGGTATTGACGGTTCTTCAGGAACAAGCGGTACTGACGGTAGTTCAGGAACAGATGGTTCATCAGGAACTAGTGGAACAGATGGTTCTTCAGGAACATCGGGCTCAAGTGGTACAGATGGTAGTTCAGGTACAAGCGGAACTGACGGTAGTTCAGGAACTTCAGGAACAGATGGTTCATCAGGAACTAGCGGAAGTTCAGGAACAGATGGTTCATCAGGAACAAGTGGAACTGACGGAAGTTCAGGCACTTCGGGTTCAAGCGGATTAAGTGGTGTTGATGGTTCTTCAGGAACAAGTGGAACTGACGGTAGTTCAGGAACAGATGGTTCATCAGGAACTAGCGGAACTGACGGTAGTTCAGGAACAAGCGGAAGTTCAGGAACAGATGGTTCTTCAGGAACAAGTGGAACGGATGGTTCTTCAGGGACTAGCGGTTCTTCAGGAACAAGTGGGAGTTCAGGTACTTCAGGAACTGATGGTTCTTCAGGAACAAGTGGAACTGACGGTAGTTCAGGAACAAGTGGTACCGATGGTTCAAGTGGTACCTCGGGTTCAAGTGGAATTAGTGGTGTTAACGGAACTAATGGTACGTCAGGTTCTTCAGGAACAAGCGGAACAGATGGTTCATCAGGGACAAGCGGTAGTTCAGGAACAGATGGTTCATCAGGAACTAGTGGTACTAACGGTTCTTCAGGAACTAGCGGAACAGATGGTTCATCAGGAACAAGTGGAACTAGCGGAACAGATGGGTCATCGGGAACAAGTGGAACATCAGGTTCAAGTGGATTAAGTGGTGTTGACGGTTCTTCAGGAACAAGCGGAACAGACGGTTCTTCAGGAACTAGCGGTACTGATGGTTCTTCAGGAACAAGCGGAACTGATGGTTCTTCAGGTACTAGTGGAACAAGCGGAACAGATGGTTCTTCAGGAACAAGTGGAACATCAGGTTCAAGTGGATTAAGTGGTGTTGATGGTTCTTCAGGTACTTCAGGAACAGATGGTTCTTCAGGAACAAGTGGAAGTTCAGGTACTTCAGGAACAGATGGTTCATCAGGAACTAGCGGTACTGACGGTAGTTCAGGTACTTCAGGAACATCGGGGTCAAGTGGTTCTTCAGGAACTAGCGGTACTGATGGTTCTTCAGGAACAAGCGGAACTGATGGTTCTTCAGGTACAAGTGGAAGTTCGGGTACTGATGGTTCTTCAGGTACAAGTGGAAGTTCTGGTACAAGCGGTTCTTCAGGTTCAGGCGGTTCCTCAGGAACAAGTGGAACAGATGGTAGTTCAGGTACTAGTGGAACAGATGGTTCTTCAGGTACTTCAGGGACAGATGGTTCATCAGGTACTTCAGGAACAGATGGGTCATCGGGAACAAGTGGAAGTTCGGGTACTGACGGTAGTTCAGGAACTAGCGGAACTGATGGTTCTTCAGGAACATCGGGGTCAAGCGGATTAAGCGGTGTTGATGGTTCTTCAGGTACAAGCGGAACTGACGGTTCTTCAGGGACTAGTGGGAGTTCAGGAACTGATGGTTCTTCAGGAACTAGTGGTACATCAGGTACAGACGGCTCTTCAGGAACTAGCGGTACATCAGGTACAAGTGGGACAGATGGTAGTTCAGGAACCTCGGGTTCAAGTGGATTAAGTGGTGTTGATGGTTCTTCAGGAACTAGCGGAACTGACGGTAGTTCAGGAACAGATGGTTCTTCAGGAACTAGTGGAAGTTCAGGAACTAGTGGAAGTTCAGGTACAGATGGTTCTTCAGGAACAAGTGGAACGGATGGTTCTTCAGGGACTAGCGGTTCTTCAGGAAGTTCAGGAACAAGTGGTACTGACGGTTCTTCAGGAACTAGCGGGACAGATGGCTCGTCAGGTTCAAGTGGTATTAGTGGTGTGAATGGTTCATCAGGAACAAGCGGTACTAACGGTTCATCGGGGACCAGTGGTTCTTCAGGAACAGATGGTTCATCAGGAACAAGTGGTTCGTCAGGAACAAGTGGGACTGATGGTAGTTCAGGAACAAGCGGTACGGATGGTAGTTCAGGAACAAGCGGAACTGACGGTTCTTCAGGCACTAGCGGAACAGATGGTTCATCAGGTACTTCAGGTACTAGTGGAACAGATGGTTCATCAGGAACTAGCGGAACAGATGGTTCATCAGGAACAGATGGTTCTTCAGGAACTTCGGGAACAGATGGCTCTTCAGGTACTAGTGGAACTTCAGGAACAGATGGTAGTTCAGGAACAAGTGGAACTAATGGGAGTAGTGGAACATCAGGTTCAAGTGGATTAAGTGGTGTTGACGGTTCTTCAGGAACAAGCGGAACAGATGGTTCTTCAGGAACAAGTGGAAGTTCAGGTACTTCAGGAACAGATGGTTCTTCAGGAACAAGCGGAACAGATGGTTCTTCAGGGACTAGTGGGAGTTCAGGAACTGATGGTTCTTCAGGAACTAGTGGTACATCAGGTACAGACGGCTCTTCAGGAACTAGCGGTACATCAGGTACAGACGGCTCTTCAGGAACTAGCGGAAGTTCGGGAACTGATGGTTCTTCAGGAAGTAGTGGTACTTCAGGTACAGACGGCTCTTCAGGAACATCAGGTACTAGTGGAACCGATGGTTCTTCAGGAACAAGTGGAACCGATGGTTCTTCAGGAACAAGTGGAACTTCAGGAACAGACGGTTCTTCAGGAACATCAGGAACAGACGGTTCTTCAGGAACTTCAGGTACAGACGGCTCTTCAGGAACATCAGGTACTAGTGGAACCGATGGTTCATCAGGAACAAGCGGAACTGATGGTTCTTCAGGAACATCGGGTTCAAGCGGATTAAGTGGTGTTGATGGTTCTTCAGGAACTTCAGGAATAGATGGTTCTTCGGGAACTAGTGGTACTTCAGGTACTGATGGTTCATCGGGAACAAGTGGAAGTTCAGGTTCATCAGGAACTAGCGGTAGTTCAGGTACTTCAGGAACATCAGGTTCAAGTGGATTAAGTGGTGTTGATGGTAGTTCAGGTACAAGTGGAACTGATGGTTCTTCAGGAACTAGCGGAACTGATGGTTCTTCAGGAACTAGCGGAACAAGTGGTACAGATGGTTCTTCAGGAACTAGTGGTACTTCAGGTACGGATGGCTCATCAGGAACATCAGGTACTAGTGGAACAGATGGTTCATCAGGAACATCAGGTACTAGTGGAACAGATGGTTCATCAGGAACAGATGGGTCAAGTGGAACTTCAGGAACAAGCGGAACTGACGGTAGTTCAGGTACAAGTGGAACAGATGGTTCATCAGGAACGGATGGTAGTAGCGGAACTTCAGGCTCAAGTGGTATTAGTGGTGTAAATGGTTCATCAGGAACAAGTGGTACATCTGGTTCAAGCGGAACAAGTGGCTCATCAGGAACTTCAGGGTCAAGTGGGACATCAGGTTCTAGTGGAACAAGTGGGTCTTCAGGTACAAGCGGGTCATCAGGTTCAAGTGGTTCGTCAGGAACAAGTGGTAGCTCGGGTACATCAGGCACTAGCGGTAGTTCAGGTTCATCGGGGACATCAGGTTCAAGTGGTTCGTCAGGAACTAGCGGAACAGATGGTTCTTCAGGAACATCGGGTTCTTCAGGAACATCAGGTTCAAGTGGTACTTCAGGTTCGTCAGGAACTAGTGGTTCATCAGGAACTAGCGGAACATCGGGGTCAAGCGGTTCTTCAGGGTCTAGCGGAACAAGTGGAACATCAGGAAGTTCAGGTTCATCAGGAAGTTCAGGGTCTAGTGGTTCGTCAGGTACTGCGGGTACAAGCGGAACGTCAGGAAGTTCAGGTTCATCAGGAACTAGCGGTAGTTCAGGTACAAGTGGTTCATCGGGAACAAGTGGAACGTCAGGTTCTTCGGGTACTTCAGGAACTAATGGTTCATCAGGAACATCGGGTTCAAGTGGTTCATCGGGAACAAGTGGAACGTCAGGTTCTTCGGGTACTTCAGGAACAAGCGGTTCATCAGGAACAAGTGGTTCATCAGGAACAAGTGGTTCATCAGGAACAAGTGGTTCATCAGGAACTAACGGAAGTTCAGGAACTAGCGGAACTTCAGGTTCAAGTGGTACTTCAGGAACTAGTGGAAGTTCAGGGTCATCAGGTTCAAGTGGTTCTTCAGGAACTAGCGGAAGTTCAGGTACGTCAGGGACAAGTGGTTCTTCAGGAACATCAGGTACTAGCGGAACATCAGGTACAAGTGGTTCATCAGGAACTAGCGGAAGTTCAGGTACGTCAGGGACAAGTGGTTCTTCAGGAACTAGCGGAACTTCAGGTTCAAGTGGTTCATCAGGAACTAACGGGTCATCAGGAACTTCAGGTTCTGCGGGTACAAGTGGGACTAGCGGAACATCAGGTACTAGCGGAAGTTCAGGTACATCAGGAAGTTCAGGTTCTAGTGGTAGTTCAGGTTCATCAGGGTCTAGTGGGACAAGCGGTTCATCGGGGTCAAGCGGTTCTTCAGGTACTGCAGGTACAAGTGGAAGTAGTGGAACATCAGGGTCAAGCGGTTCTTCAGGTACAAGTGGAACATCAGGTTCTAGTGGTAGTTCAGGTTCTAGTGGAAGTAGTGGAACATCGGGAACGTCAGGTAGTTCAGGTTCAAGTGGTACATCGGGTAGTTCAGGAACGTCGGGGACAAGTGGTTCTTCAGGAACTAGTGGAACTTCAGGTTCTTCAGGAACTAGCGGTTCTTCAGGTACGAGTGGCTCATCAGGTTCTTCAGGAACTAGCGGAACTTCAGGTACGAGTGGCTCATCAGGAACATCAGGTTCATCAGGTAGTTCGGGCTCAAGTGGAACAAGTGGTTCGTCAGGAACAAGTGGTAGCTCGGGTACATCAGGCACTAGCGGTAGTTCAGGTTCAAGTGGCTCATCAGGTTCATCAGGGTCTAGTGGGACAAGTGGTTCTTCAGGAACTGCAGGTACATCAGGTTCATCAGGAACTTCAGGTACGTCTGGCTCAAGTGGTAGTAGCGGTTCATCAGGTTCAAGTGGTTCATCAGGAACTTCAGGTAGTTCAGGTTCAAGCGGTAGTAGCGGCTCTTCAGGAACTGCGGGTACTAGTGGAACGTCAGGAAGTTCAGGTTCGTCGGGGTCAAGTGGTTCTTCAGGAACTAGCGGAACTTCAGGTTCAAGTGGTAGTTCGGGGTCTTCAGGTTCTAGTGGTAGTTCGGGGTCTTCAGGAACATCAGGAACAAGCGGTTCTTCAGGAACTGCAGGTACATCAGGCACAAGCGGAAGTAGTGGAACATCGGGTAGTTCAGGAACAAGCGGTTCATCGGGGTCAAGTGGTTCTTCAGGAAGTAGCGGTTCTTCAGGAACTGCGGGTACAAGTGGAAGTAGTGGAACATCGGGGTCAAGCGGTTCTTCGGGTTCATCAGGTTCTAGTGGAAGTAGTGGAACTTCGGGTTCTTCGGGTAGTTCAGGAACAAGTGGTTCATCAGGAACTGCGGGTACAAGCGGAACATCAGGTAGTTCAGGTTCATCAGGAACTTCAGGGAGTAGTGGAACATCGGGTTCATCAGGAACCGCGGGTACAAGCGGAAGTAGTGGAACATCGGGAACATCAGGTTCTAGTGGTAGTTCGGGTTCTTCAGGAACTGCGGGTACAAGTGGAACATCAGGTTCAAGTGGTTCCTCAGGTAGTTCAGGGTCTAGTGGTACAAGTGGAACGTCAGGTTCTTCAGGAACAAGCGGGTCTTCAGGTTCTTCAGGAACATCGGGTTCAAGTGGAACTGCAGGTACATCAGGAAGTAGTGGAACATCAGGAACAAGTGGTTCTTCAGGAACATCGGGTACGTCAGGTAGTTCAGGAACATCGGGTACGTCAGGTAGTTCAGGAACATCGGGTACGAGCGGAACTTCAGGTACGAGTGGCTCATCAGGAACATCGGGTAGTTCGGGCTCAAGCGGAACATCAGGTAGTTCTGGTTCATCAGGAACAAGCGGTTCTTCAGGAACATCGGGTACAAGTGGTTCTTCGGGAACTACGGGTACGAGCGGAACAAGTGGTTTGCAAGGAACTAGTGGGACATCAGGGACAAGTGGGACATCAGGTTCTTCAGGTACAAGTGGTTTATCTCCTGTCGTATCAGGTAATGATAATGAAGTATTAACTTCAGATGGTGCGGGTGGTATAACATCAGAACCTAATTTAACCTTTGATGGTACTACTTTAGGAATAACAGGTGACACTATTGAACAAGGTAATCAGTCATTACAATCATGTAGAGAAACAGGTGTTACAACAACAACATTAATTTGTCGTTTTCCATTCGCATCAGGTTCAAGTGCAACATTTGATTATTACGTATACGATTCTGGAACAAACGCGATGAGAAGTGGTATTATTATGACAGTGTGGGACGGAACTAATACGGCATTTACTGATAGTTCAACACCTGATTTAAACGCTTCAACGGTGGCGGTTAAATTCTACACAGTAATTATAGGTTCAAATCTTGAGTTGTACGCAGCAATTGGAGGCGGAACTTGGGATATAAGTGTAGGAACAAGGATTGTCTTCTAAAATAAAAACATATTAATTAATAACCACCATATTACTCAAATTATATGGTGGTTTTTTTTATTTTAAAAAGAGAAAAGGTTATGATAACATATTTATAAGTTAATAAACATAGAAGAATTTTCTTTTGGAAAGTGAAAAAAGAAAAATATAATGGCAAATGAATTCATAGCCCGCAATGGGGTCAAATCTTTAGGTGGCGTAACAGTACCTTATAAATCAGTGTCAAGTGCTTATAGCGTGTCAACTGATGATTATCTTATCGAGGGGTCTTCGAATGCCCCATTTTCAGTAACATTACCCACCTCAGTTGGTATTTCGGGTAAAATATACGTTGTTAAAAATACAGGGTCAGCGACCATAACGGTAAATACAACGTCAAGCCAAACAATTGATGGTAGTACTACTAAAACATTAACCACAGATAATTCTCTTTATGTACAGAGTAATGGTACTGGATGGTTAATTATTGGTATTAACGGAACATCAGGAACAAGTGGAACATCAGGTAGTTCGGGAACAAGTGGTTCGTCAGGTACAAGCGGAACATCGGGTTCAAGTGGAAGTAGTGGTTCATCAGGAACTTCGGGTACGTCTGGCTCAAGTGGTAGTAGCGGTTCATCAGGTTCAAGTGGGTCTTCGGGTTCATCAGGAACAAGCGGAACATCAGGTTCAAGTGGAAGTAGTGGTTCATCAGGAACTGCTGGTACATCAGGGTCTTCAGGTTCAAGTGGTTCATCAGGATTGAGTGGAACTTCAGGAACATCAGGTTCAAGTGGAAGTAGTGGTTCATCAGGAACTGCGGGAACAAGCGGAAGTTCAGGGTCTAGTGGGTCTTCAGGTACATCAGGAAGTTCAGGTTCTTCAGGGACTGCGGGCACAAGTGGAAGTTCAGGCTCTAGCGGGTCATCTGGTAGTAGTGGTACATCAGGGTCTTCAGGTTCAAGCGGAACAAGTGGTACGTCAGGTAGTTCAGGAACTGCGGGTACTTCAGGCTCAAGTGGTGTAAGTGGTACATCAGGAACATCAGGTTCTTCGGGGTCTAGTGGTTCTTCAGGTACATCAGGAACAGGTGGTACTTCAGGTTCAAGTGGAACATCAGGCTCAAGTGGAAGTAGTGGTAGTTCGGGTTCATCAGGAACTGCGGGTACTTCAGGTAGTTCAGGTTCTTCAGGAACAAGTGGTTCTTCAGGTACTTCAGGTAGTTCGGGAACAAGCGGAACTTCGGGCTCTTCAGGTACTAGTGGAACGTCAGGTAGTTCAGGTACAAGTGGAACATCAGGCTCAAGTGGAAGTAGTGGTAGTTCAGGTTCAAGTGGGTCTTCAGGAACTGCGGGTACATCAGGTAGTGCTGGTACAAGTGGAACATCAGGTTCATCAGGAAGTTCAGGTTCAAGCGGTACTAGCGGTTCTTCAGGAACTTCAGGTAGTGCTGGTACAAGTGGAACATCAGGAACAAGCGGTTCATCAGGGACTAGCGGAACAAGTGGTTCGTCAGGTAGTTCAGGTTCAAGTGGGTCGTCAGGTAGTTCAGGTTCAAGTGGTACTGCGGGTACAAGTGGTTCTTCAGGAACTAGCGGAACATCAGGTAGTTCAGGTTCAAGCGGAAGTTCAGGTGTAAGTGGTACATCAGGAACCTCAGGTTCTTCAGGAAGCTCAGGTTCAAGTGGTTCTTCAGGTAGTGCTGGTACAAGTGGGACATCAGGTTCATCTGGTTCAAGTGGTTCTTCAGGAACTAGCGGAACATCAGGTTCAAGTGGAACTGCGGGAACAAGTGGCTCATCAGGTAGTTCAGGTTCAAGTGGAACTTCAGGTTCAAGTGGTAGTAGTGGCTCGTCAGGTTCCTCGGGGACAAGCGGTACGTCAGGCTCAAGTGGTAGTTCAGGTTCTTCAGGAACATCTGGAACTAGCGGAACATCAGGTTCATCAGGAACTTCGGGAACGTCAGGTTCATCAGGAACTGCGGGAACGTCAGGTTCTAGTGGAAGTTCAGGTTCAAGTGGTTCTTCAGGTAGTTCGGGTTCAAGCGGAACATCAGGTACTTCAGGTTCATCAGGAACTAGCGGAACAAGTGGTTCTTCAGGTAGTTCGGGTTCAAGCGGAAGTAGTGGAACAAGCGGAAGTAGTGGAACATCAGGAACTTCAGGTTCATCAGGAACTTCAGGTTCATCAGGTACCTCAGGGTCAAGTGGAAGTAGTGGTTCATCAGGTTCAAGTGGTTCTTCAGGTACTTCAGGTAGTACTGGTACAAGTGGGACATCAGGAACAAGCGGTTCTTCAGGAACTGCGGGTACATCAGGAAGTAGTGGAAGTTCGGGTTCGAGTGGTTCTTCAGGAACTAGCGGTACTTCAGGGTCATCAGGAACAAGTGGTTCTTCAGGAAGTTCGGGTACATCAGGAACTAGAGGTACTTCAGGTTCTTCAGGAACATCAGGAACAAGTGGAACGTCAGGTTCAAGTGGAAGTAGTGGTTCATCAGGGACTGCGGGTACAAGTGGCTCATCAGGGACTGCAGGTACTAGCGGTAGTTCGGGGTCAAGTGGGTCTTCGGGTTCGAGTGGTAGTAGCGGTTCTTCAGGAACTTCTGGAACTAGAGGTACGTCAGGTTCTTCGGGGACTAGCGGAACATCAGGTTCGTCAGGTACTAGCGGAACTTCAGGTTCAAGTGGAATTAGTGGTGTTAATGGAACTAATGGTACATCAGGTTCTTCGGGTTCAAGTGGAAGTAGTGGAACATCAGGGTCTTCAGGTACTAGCGGTTCTTCAGGTAGTTCAGGTAGTTCAGGTTCAAGTGGTTCTTCAGGAACATCAGGTTCGAGTGGAACATCAGGAACTAGAGGTACGTCAGGTTCTTCGGGAACGAGTGGTACATCAGGAACGAGTGGTACATCAGGTTCATCGGGTTCAAGCGGAAGTAGTGGCTCATCAGGAACTGCTGGTACGAGTGGAAGTTCAGGCTCAAGTGGCTCGTCAGGTACAAGCGGTTCATCAGGTTCAAGCGGTAGTTCGGGTTCGAGTGGAAGTAGCGGAACATCAGGAACTGCGGGAACGTCAGGTTCTAGTGGAAGTTCAGGAACATCAGGGTCGAGTGGTTCTTCAGGTTCTTCAGGAAGTAGTGGAAGTTCAGGTACAAGTGGTTCTTCTGGAACTTCAGGCTCATCAGGCTCATCAGGAACTGCGGGTAGTTCAGGTACGAGCGGAACGTCAGGTTCATCAGGAACAAGCGGAACGTCAGGGAGTTCGGGCTCAAGTGGTACATCTGGAACAAGTGGAACGTCAGGTTCTTCAGGGTCAAGTGGTACGAGTGGTATAAGCGGAACCTCAGGTACTAGCGGAACATCAGGTAGTAGTGGTAGTTCAGGTTCTTCTGGGTCAAGTGGTTCTTCAGGAACTGCGGGCACATCAGGAAGTGCGGGAACAAGCGGAACTTCAGGTAGTTCAGGTTCAAGTGGTAGTAGTGGTTCTTCAGGAACTGCGGGTACATCAGGAAGTAGTGGAAGTTCGGGCTCGAGTGGTTCTTCAGGAACATCGGGTACAAGCGGAAGTTCGGGTTCATCAGGTTCTTCGGGGACTAGCGGAACTTCAGGTACATCAGGTAGTTCAGGTTCAAGCGGTTCATCAGGAACTAGCGGAACATCAGGTTCAAGTGGTTCTTCAGGTAGTTCAGGTTCAAGCGGAACATCAGGTTCTAGTGGTTCATCAGGAAGTAGTGGAAGTTCAGGGACTGCGGGTACATCAGGTAGTGCTGGTACAAGTGGAACATCAGGTTCTAGCGGTTCGTCAGGAAGTAGTGGAAGTTCAGGGACTGCAGGTACAAGTGGAACATCAGGTTCTAGCGGTTCTTCGGGTACATCAGGTTCAAGCGGTACATCAGGTTCAAGCGGTAGTAGTGGTTCTTCAGGTACTTCAGGAACAAGAGGTACGTCAGGTTCTTCAGGGACAAGTGGAACTAGCGGAACATCAGGAACTAGCGGAACATCAGGCTCAAGTGGTAGTAGTGGTTCATCAGGAACAAGTGGAACAAGTGGGTCTTCAGGTTCAAGTGGGAGTAGTGGTAGTTCGGGTTCATCAGGAACTGCGGGTACATCTGGCTCAAGTGGAACTGCGGGAACAAGCGGTTCGTCAGGTAGTTCAGGGTCTAGTGGTTCTTCAGGTTCAAGTGGAAGTTCGGGAGTAAGCGGTACGTCAGGAACTAGTGGAACATCAGGTTCGAGTGGTACATCAGGTACGTCAGGAAGTTCAGGGTCATCAGGTTCTTCGGGTAGTTCAGGCTCAAGTGGAACAAGTGGTTCATCAGGAACTAGCGGTACTTCAGGTTCAAGTGGTTCATCAGGAACCTCAGGTTCAAGTGGTTCGTCAGGTAGTTCAGGTTCAAGTGGAAGTAGTGGTTCATCAGGAACATCAGGAACTAGAGGTACGTCAGGGTCTTCAGGTACAAGTGGAACAAGTGGTTCATCAGGTACAAGTGGAACTTCAGGTTCTAGTGGAAGTAGTGGTTCGTCAGGTACATCTGGCTCAAGTGGGACTGCGGGAACAAGTGGTTCATCAGGAAGTTCAGGTTCAAGTGGTAGTTCAGGTTCAAGCGGTAGTAGCGGGTCGTCAGGCTCAAGTGGTACTTCAGGGACAAGCGGTTCATCAGGTAGTTCAGGTTCTAGTGGTAGTAGTGGAACTTCAGGAACAAGAGGTACGTCAGGTTCTTCGGGAACAAGTGGAACTAGCGGAACGTCAGGTTCAAGTGGTAGTAGTGGTTCTTCAGGAACATCAGGATTAAGTGGTACTTCAGGCACTAGCGGAACATCAGGTAGTAGTGGTTCTTCAGGTAGTTCAGGTTCAAGTGGAAGTTCGGGGGTAAGTGGTACATCAGGAACTAGCGGAACATCGGGCTCTTCAGGAAGTTCAGGTTCGAGTGGGAGTAGTGGCTCTTCAGGAACATCAGGTAGTTCGGGGTCAAGTGGTAGTAGCGGTTCATCAGGTACTAGTGGTAGTAGCGGTTCTTCAGGAAGTTCGGGTACATCAGGAACTAGAGGTACTTCAGGTTCTTCAGGAACAAGTGGAACTTCAGGATTAAATGGGACTGCAGGAACTAGCGGAACTTCAGGGTCAAGTGGTTCTTCAGGTACAAGTGGAACAAGTGGGTCTAGTGGTAGTTCAGGTTCAAGCGGTAGTAGCGGTTCATCAGGAACTAGCGGAACGTCAGGTTCTTCAGGTAGTAGTGGTTCGTCAGGTTTGTCAGGTACAAGTGGAACATCAGGTTCATCAGGAAGTTCAGGTTCAAGTGGGTCTTCAGGAAGTTCAGGAACATCAGGTTCATCTGGTAGTAGTGGTTCTTCAGGTTCTTCGGGAACAAGTGGTTCTTCAGGTTCTAGTGGAACTTCAGGTACTAGAGGTACGTCAGGTAGTTCAGGAACAAGTGGGACTTCAGGTTTAAGTGGAACATCAGGTACTAGCGGAACGTCAGGCTCAAGCGGTTCTTCAGGTTCAAGTGGTTCATCAGGAACTGCGGGAACATCAGGTAGTTCAGGGTCAAGCGGCAGTAGCGGTTCATCAGGAACTGCGGGAACATCAGGTAGTTCAGGAACTAGTGGTTCTTCGGGTTCAAGTGGTAGTAGTGGTTCATCAGGTACGTCAGGGTCAAGTGGTTCTAGCGGTAGTTCAGGAACTTCAGGTACAAGAGGTACTTCGGGGTCAAGTGGTACTAGTGGTGTGAGCGGTACATCAGGTACTAGCGGAACATCAGGTACTAGCGGAACATCAGGAAGTAGTGGTTCTTCAGGAAGTTCAGGTTCAAGTGGTGTAAGTGGTACTTCAGGGACTGCTGGTACATCAGGAAGTAGCGGGTCATCAGGTTCAAGTGGTTCTTCAGGTTCTTCAGGAAGTTCAGGTTCTAGTGGAACTTCAGGTACATCAGGTTCGAGTGGTAGTTCGGGTTCTAGCGGTAGTTCGGGGATAAGTGGAACATCAGGAACATCAGGTTCATCTGGTAGTAGTGGTTCTTCAGGTTCTAGTGGAACTTCAGGTACTAGAGGTACGTCAGGTAGTTCAGGAACAAGTGGGACTTCAGGTTTAAGTGGGACTGCGGGAACTAGCGGAACGTCAGGTTCAAGTGGTAGTTCAGGTTCAAGCGGTTCTTCAGGAACTGCGGGAACATCAGGTAGTTCAGGGTCAAGTGGTAGTAGCGGTTCATCAGGAACAAGTGGAACGTCAGGTTCTTCGGGTAGTAGTGGTAGTTCAGGTTCTTCGGGTTCAAGTGGGACATCGGGTACTAGAGGTACTTCAGGTTCATCAGGAACTAGCGGAACATCAGGTTCTTCAGGAACTAGCGGAACATCAGGAAGTAGTGGTTCTTCAGGAAGCTCAGGTTCATCAGGAAGTTCAGGCTCATCAGGAACTTCAGGTGTTAGCGGTTCTTCAGGAAGTTCAGGTACAAGTGGTTCTTCAGGGTCAAGTGGTTCATCAGGAAGCTCAGGTGTTAGTGGTTCTTCAGGTAGTTCAGGTTCATCAGGAACTAGCGGAACATCAGGTTCTTCAGGTAGTTCAGGAAGTTCAGGTTCAAGCGGAACATCAGGTACTAGAGGTACTTCAGGTTCTTCAGGAACTGCGGGTACGAGTGGGGTTAATGGAGCTTCATCATGTATCACATGGTTATCAGATACTTCGAATACAACTATACCAGCATCAACTCGTATTTCTTACGGACCTGTAAACGTTATTAATAGTTTAAACACAATATACGTAAATAAAACATCATATAATCCTAGTGTTGATACATCGGCTTGGTGGACAGGGTTACAAAACTACGTAACTGCAAATGGTGCGGGTAGTGCTTATATAACAGTTGTTGAAGTTGAAACAGGATTGGTTGGGATATATACCGTAAACTCAGTTTCATTAGCGGGCAATGTTTACACAGTGTCTGTGGCGGTTAATAGTGGAGGTGTTAGTTCATGGACAAACAATTATAATCATTGTATAAATTGGGTTGGAAGTGGTAAATCAGGGACAAGTGGAACATCGGGAACTAGAGGTACTTCAGGTTCATCAGGAACTAGCGGAACATCAGGAACAAGTGGTTCAAGCGGTTCTTCGGGAAGTTCAGGTTCAAGTGGTTCTTCAGGAAGTTCAGGTTCAAGCGGTTCTTCAGGAACTTCAGGTACAAGTGGTTCTTCAGGGTCAAGTGGTTCTTCAGGAACTTCAGGTGTTAGCGGTTCTTCAGGAAGTTCAGGTACAAGTGGTTCTTCAGGTAGTTCAGGTTCAAGTGGAAGTAGCGGTAGTTCAGGAACTAGTGGAATTTCAGGTTCAAGTGGTAGTTCAGGTTCATCAGGTTCAAGTGGAAGTTCAGGTTCATCAGGAACAAGTGGAACATCGGGTTCAAGTGGTAGTTCAGGAAGTTCAGGTTCAAGTGGAACATCGGGTACTAGAGGTACTTCAGGTTCTTCAGGAACATCAGGTACAAGTGGAACGTCAGGAAGTTCAGGTTCAAGCGGTTCTTCAGGAACTAGCGGAACATCAGGTAGTTCAGGTTCATCAGGAACGTCAGGTTCAAGTGGTTCTTCAGGTAGTTCAGGTTCAAGTGGTTCGTCAGGAACTGCGGGTACGTCAGGAGTTTCAGGAGCATCGGGCGTTTCAGGAACAAGTGGGACATCAGGAAATTCAGGGTCAAGCGGTACTAGCGGAACTTCAGGAAGTTCAGGTTCATCAGGAAGTTCAGGTTCAAGTGGTACTAGCGGAAATTCAGGTTCATCAGGAAGTTCAGGTTCAAGTGGTTCTTCAGGTAGTTCAGGAAGTAGTGGTACATCAGGTAGTTCAGGAAGTAGCGGTACATCAGGTAGTTCAGGTTCTTCAGGAAGTTCAGGAACATCAGGTACTAGAGGTACTTCAGGTTCTTCAGGAACATCAGGAACAAGTGGAACATCAGGTTCATCGGGCTCATCAGGAAGTAGCGGCTCATCAGGGTCTTCAGGAACAAGTGGAGTATCAGGTTCATCAGGTTCATCAGGTTCATCAGGTTCATCAGGTTCATCAGGTTCAAGTGGTACTAGCGGAAATTCAGGTTCATCAGGAAGTTCAGGAAGTAGTGGTTCTTCAGGTTCAAGTGGAACATCGGGTACTAGAGGTACTTCAGGTTCGTCAGGTACTTCAGGTACTTCAGGTTCGTCAGGAACAAGTGGTATTACCGCAAATGATGGGTCAAACTCAGGTAGATGGGAATATAAAGGAGTTGGGGTTGGGTTGGACCCATTAGCAACACGTTTCGCGACAAGTAATGCAACTCAAGGGTTATATAACAATTTGACAATTAATGTATTAGACTATGCTGGGACTAATTATACAAATTGGTTTAAAGCTCTTGCGTTAGTTGTTGGATTAGGTAATAAAGTATTTTTCCAAGTAACTAAATTAGGGGATAATTCTAATATTGCAATTTATGAGATAACAACCATAGTTGATAACACTACATGGTTTGATATTAACTTTTCTTCAAGTTTAGTTGGAAGTGGTGTGTTAACCAGTGGTGATGTATGTACAATTTCATGGGTTTATAATGGTAAATCGGGAACAAACGGAACTTCAGGTTCAAGTGGAACATCGGGTACTAGAGGTACTTCAGGTTCATCAGGAACTAGCGGAACGTCAGGAACAAGTGGTTCATCAGGAAGTTCAGGAAGTAGCGGTTCTTCAGGAAGTTCAGGAACATCAGGTACTAGAGGTACTTCAGGTTCTTCAGGAACATCAGGAACAAGTGGAACATCAGGTTCTTCGGGTAGCTCAGGTAGTTCAGGAAGTTCAGGTTCATCAGGAAGTTCAGGTTCAAGCGGATTGACGGGTGTTGCAGGAACTTCAGGTACATCAGGTGGTGGTGGTGGTTCCATTGCGATTTACGATGAGGGTACTTTAGTAACATCAAGTGCGGTTAGTTTAAATTTTGCGGGTACTTGTATAACGGCGGTTGATGATGGTGGTGGAGCAATTACCGTTGGAATTGACTGCTCAAAGATATATGTAATTGCTTCAACTTCAGCAACCATTGGTGACTTTCAAGTGAATGAATCTCTCGACAATTATCGTATTGGAGACTCGGCTTGCGGATGGAATGGATGTGAATGGACTGTCTTAAGTCCAATAGTTAGTGGTGTTGGGACTCCATTCCCCACTCAGAATGGTTCTTGTGCAATTCCTAATCTATACGATACGTCGGTACCACCATTTAAAATAAATCTTTGTGGTCATGTATTTTGCGATACCGCAGTAGGTGCTGACCAGGTGGGTGTGAGTGTATCGTGGGTTAAATGTTCAGAGTTAAGTCAGATTGGGGTGTCACAACCTACTATAATTTTCGAAGATGTATATAATTATAATCCAAATACCAAGTCCGTATGTATTGGGTCACAAGTTACATATTATGACCCAATATCTCAATGTGACGGTATGTTTATTGTTGGTATTAGTAGTCGTCTAGCTACCCCAAATAAAGTTCGATTTACTTGGACACTCTCAATACTATATTAAAATAAAAAAGGGAGTCGTTTGACTCCCTTTTTTAATATTCCTTGTATGACTTCTCTTCAACAAAAAGAGACCCATATTTTAAATTAATCTCTTTCTTTAATTCTGCTCGTTTATCGTTTGTTACATAAACGGACCGAGCTAATTCTATGAATTCGGTGTCAAATACCTTATCTCTTTCTTTATCTCTAATAAGGTCTTCAATATCCCAAAGACGTTCATTAACCAATAATAGATTATAAAAATCATCTGATTCAATTTTTAATTGATTAAATACAACATCATATAGATAATCGTATTCTGTAATAACATTAAAAAGTTTACCTTTATCTGTTATATTATTTTTTTTAATTCTTAGGATAGTTAATTTGTCAACTATTTCCCCAATTGAAACTTCTATATTCATTATAATAAATGTTGTATTCTGTCAATAACCATTTGAGAGGTTATCGATTTATGGCATTCAAACTGTCTTTCTGTTCCTTTATGTTCAGGACACCAATTCCAATCACCCTTATCAAATTTAAACATTGGATTATTCCAACACCCGTTACAAACTGATGGGTTAGTGATTCTTGTGCAATTAGAAGTAAACTCATGGTCAGGTTCGGTAAAGTTAGAAATCATAACAACATGTTTTCCTAATGCCCATGTCAACCAAGATAATCCACTTGATAAACCAATAAAGAACTCACTATGATGAATACAATTCATTGTGTTCTCAATTGACGTGTCCTTTAGTTTTGTCACACCATCCATTCGGTCACTTTCTTTAGATACATTAATGACCCTATATCCTTTAGATACTAAGTAATCAATTAGTTCCCTCCACCCATTAGGATTATTCCAATACTTAACTCCCGCGGTTGATTCATTTGCAATCGTAATATACTTTTCCGTAAATGGTCGTTCTGATGGAATAAAATCAATGTTTGGTTTAATTTCGTTAAACTCTAAACCAATAATATTTGTTATTGCTTTTTGTAATGGGATTGTATTTGGTAATTCGGGTTCTTTATTTGTATCATAGAACCACCCAATTGTATACATACCAATTAAATCATGAACCGTACTTCCTGGTGAAACAAACTCAATCTCAGAGTAAGATTTTTCAAATAACTTATTCCAAAATGTTGAAACAATAACATGACAATTGTGTTTCTTCTTAAATTCTAAAACATATGGTATCCAAGCAATACTATCCCCAAGAGAACGAGAATCGAATGAAATGAATACTCTTTTGTTAATAAAATTTGGTTTATATTCATAAATTAATTCCTCACCATCAAGAACTTTAACATCCCAATCAGTATAATACTGTCTAGATAGTTTAGTCCACATATTTGGTTTTAACTCGGTTGAGTAGTATAAATTTTCTTTATCATAAAATTGTACTTTGTATGACTTTACGCCAGAACCTTTAATTTCTAAAAAAGGATTATTGACGAAATGTATAACACAATCAATATCTTCTTCAACAACAGGTACAAATTTTTCTGTATTTTCAATATTATCAACTAATAATTCTTTTGTATCATTTGAGTTATATTCTTTTTTAATTAATTTAGTTACTTCATACATTTTTAACATACGCTCACAAATTACCAACCAATCAAATTTTTCTCTATTCTTCAGTGTTTGGGACACATAAAAATTATAATTATTAATAATATCTTGTATTCCGTTTATGACAGAATTAGTGTTAAGTTCACAAACAATCATACCTTTAATTTTTTGGGTACCACTATAAGTACCAACAATTGGTATTCCACAAGAAATTGCTTCAAGTAATGTTAAATTAGGATGACCCGCCTCTAAACAAGATGGGTGTAGAAAAATTGAATGCGATTTGTATAATTCTAATATCTCATCCTCATTTGGATTTGTTAATAATAGTGTTAACTTATCATATTCTAATAAGTCTTTGTGGTGTTCAAAAAAGTTATGGTTATTTTCAGGGCCAGCAATTGTTATTGGTAACCCCAATGACTTAGCCGCTTCAATAGCATATCTAAATCCTTTTCTATCGTAAGACGAGTCTCCTCCAATACCGTTGTTCGCTAAACACAATAATTTATGTTCCGTTCGATAAGGTTGGTCTACTTTAAAGAATTTAGTATCAACTCCGTGAGATAAATAAAATAATTTATCAGTCTCACTAAAGTAATCCACTAAGAACTCCGCATGACAAAATGAAATAACAGACTTTTGGATTGCTTCTAAATTTTGTTGATAGTTAAATGAATCTTTACCATTATACACAACATGATGGTCGTGTAATGAAAAAATGTAAGGTATACCTCGTTCATACGCTTCAATAGCTAAATTTGCGATATGAATGTGAACAATATCGGTATTGTTAATGTCAACCCCATTTAAATACTTTATATCAGAAATATGACCTAATGAGTTTAAATGGTTATTGTAGTTAAAAATTATCTTTTCAACGGCACCCCATCCATTTGGGGGTATGGAAATAATTCCTGGTGTTACTTGTGTTATATTCATATTAATTATTTTTAATTAATTTGTTATTTTTTTTAAATTTTTCAATAACTTCATCATCATCTAATTGATATTCAAATATTAATATATTATTTGAATATAATTTTACTTTTTTAATGTCCTTTAATTCACCAATAGTTCTAAAATGAAACGTGTTTGGTTTTATCATAGGAATATTTAAATAGGTGTTATCGTTAATGATAATGTCAATATTTTCGTTAATTTTATTTGGGTTACTATTATTACAATACACATGTAGTTTATTGTCATCATAAAATAATGTCTTAAACACTACAGGAGAATCTGTATTACTTTTAATGGTATCGGCATTTAGCCCTTGGTTTAATAATTCTGACTTATCAAATGATATAAAATTTTTATTATTAATTAATAAAGATTCTGATACCTTCTCAACTAAAAGATTATTATCTTCTTTTGAAAACTCGTGTAAAATTTTTTCTCGATTCCACAACAATTCATCATACGTATATGAATTAAGGTTATATGCTGAGTATGGGCCAAATAAATGGTCTGAATCCCCGTCGAACCCTCGTTTTGTTAAATAATAAACACAATCATAATCTTTAAGTAAAACGTCATTATTATCAATAACTTTAATGTCGGTTATTTCCGAATCGTATTCAATATAATGTAATACATTATACCCCAACATTTTAGAAATAAACATCCCAAAGAATAGATTTCTAGTACAAGGTAAAATTGATGTTGATTGTTTTATAACATCTTTACTTACCAAGGTATTTCCAAAAAGTTCAATGTGACCCCATCCTTTTAAATTGTCTTCGTCGACAAATTCGTTTTCACTATCATAAAAATGATAGTTAACATCAGATATAATGTCAGATGGGGTAAAACTATGGGTTATTAGAAAAATGTCCTTTTTTTCTTTTTTTAATTTTCTAATTAAATTTCTTAACGCATCTTGTTTTTCTTTTGTTGGTGTGTGAGACGCGACTAAACAAATTGATTTCATTTTAATATTTGTGTTTGTTGGTTATGTGAACCATTAAATAATCTCTACTCTCTTCCTGAGAATCGACAATGATATAATCTTTCATTAGTAAAAACGTGACCGCGTCCCCACCAATATCTTCTAACCAAATCATCGGTTTATCTTTTTCTAATAAATTAACCATTCCTTCAAACGAAGATTTTTCAAATCCCTCAACATCAATTTTAATAAACTTAACGGGTTCGGGTAAATTAAATGTATCTAAAGAAATTACTAAATTAGTGTTATTACTATACTCAACTACTTTAACAACACCACTATTAGAGTCATGACCATTGTCGAAATGTACCATGGAATTACAACTACCAACACCTAAACAAAAACAATGTACGTTATCCAATTGTTTAGTGTTTAATCTAAGTAATTCATAATTTTCAAAATACGGCTCAAAAGCCCAAATAGATATATTTGGTAAATAATGTTTTAATTGTACGCAGTGATTACCTATGTTAGCCCCAATATCCAGATAAAGACCGTTTTTAGGAAAAAAATGTAACCATTTGTTAACAATCTTAAATTCCCAAAAATTATTGTATTTTACTATGTCATCTGAAATACATTCAGGGCCATCAAATACCACCATTGGTTTATTAAATATACTAACTAATCTAATATCTCTTTTCATTTAATTAAATTCAATTAATCCTTTTTCTTTTATTTGTTCTAAACTATCCTCATTTAATACTAATGTTTTCACATATTCTATTGTATCATTTTCGTACACCTCAATTATTAATTTATCGTCTCTTAAAGATAGTGGTATATAAAACCAATGTGTAGGATAAACAATTTTATCTGTAATGACTTTATTATTCATTTTAACAACGACTCGATATTCATATGAATTTCTGACACCACTGTGACAATATAATATTGGTGTTGATGGGTCTTTAACGTTATGTAATACCTCAATCATAAAATTCTCAACCCTAAATAAATTAATATCACTTTCATTAAAATACTCACTTGAGTGTTCGTTGATTATTAAAAACTCATGCTCATAATGTTGTAATTTTTGGAAAAACGCCAACTCTAATGTTAACGGCATTAAGTGTTCGTACCACTCATTTTCTGTGACAGGTAATTTTAAAATTTCATTAAAGTAGGAAGGTGTAATCCCGAATAGTTGTGTCTCATAAACATAAGACCCACTATCTCTATACCCCTCAGGTTTAAAGAAAATACATTTCTTTCTTTCCTCAACCATAGTATCAACCAATTGATTTAATTTTGTAACATCATTTTCCGAGAATAAATTATCATTCTCAATAAAATAAACAAAATCGTATTTTTTTATATCGGCAAATTTAAATGCGTTAAACATATTTTGACAAATCGGTAACGAATGTCTTGAGTTATTAACCCTTAAGAAAAAAGAGTCGGTTTTAAACCAATAATACGGTGATTTATCTAATGGTGTTAAAGTTTGGTTTTTATCGTAAATATAATACTCAACCATTGATTGTAATTCAATTGATACAGGGTAATGACTAACTAACATAAAATCAAAACCACTATTTTTTAATGAGTTTATTTCATTAATTAGAACTTGTTCTTTTTTTGGTGTATTCGGGTATGCTCCGATAACTATTAATTTTTTCATTACTTAATAAATGTTTTAAATTCCTTATCGATTAATGACACTCCATCAGCTTGAGTTGTAATTCTGTTTTTTAGAATACCCATATTTAACCCATGTTCGATAAAAATAAGGTTGAAATATGAGTCAGCACAATCCCACTTATGATTACGTAATTGTTCGTATAAGAATTCTCTAGTTTTTCTTGGGAACATAATACATTGTAACCCAATAATTTTATCAGTAATAAACAACAAGTCTTGGTTCGGGATTTCTTTAATCACATTTGATTGATGCCAAGCGAAGTCTAATGTTTTAGTGTCCCCAAATGAAAAATATTGTATGTCCGATTCGATAACGGTATCACACACTTGTTTAACTTTATCAATGAATTCCTCAATAGGGACCTCAATTAAACAGTCTCCCTCACAAACAATTAAGAAATCCAAATCTTTATCGAATTCAGATATAATACCATTTTTAAATGATTCAAAACATCCGTAATGTGCTGGTGTTAGTGCAGTACCTAGTCGGTTTGTTGTCTCTTCATCAAAAAGTTCCATAGACACACATTGTGGTCTAACACAATTATGTGATGGAGGTATAGATTTGTATAGTTCATTTGTATGTAAAACATATTCAATACCGTATTTTGATACTTGTTGTAACGACTCTCTTGATAAGATTTCTCTCTCATCGTTATTTGTTGTTTGTAAATGAACTAATTTAATTTTAGGTAATCGTTTATACTTAAACCATCCATTATTTTTGTAACTAATTATTGTTTCATTATTTAATATGTAAGATTCTGATTTATATTGAACTCCACCCTCAAAAAAGGTTAACTTAATCTCTATTGGAACTCCATCGTAGTCAATTTCTTTTAAGAATTCTCGGGTTTGTAGAATATTAAATGATTTAGAATAAATGGTTTCGTTATTTTTATTAATCTCAACACTAACTGTTCTGTCATCAATATTATATGTGTAGAAATAAAACACCCATTTATTCTCGTTATTAATAATTGGTAATATAGAATAGTATTCTGAATTAGATGAGACTCCTTTACCTGAATTAATTAAGAATGTATGACTATCATTTGTAATGACATTAACTGTTGGTTCGTGAATTAATTTCTTATAAAAGAAATCCTCTAAGAAGTTTTGACAATTATTTATTCTACATTCTGATTTGTAAATTTCTTTAGTTATTATATGTGAAAATTTTTCTAAAAAGAAATCAGTTTTAAACGTCATTGCGGTAGTCTCAATACCAACATTAAACGCCGTAGGTAAAGTACATAAGAATGCGTCTTTTTCATCCAACAATTTAAATGATTGATTAACATATTCAATATCATCATGATGTAATATAACATCGTAGGTTATGTAAAATACTTTATTAAAATTAAAATCTTTTGCGGATTTAAACCCATTAATTAAATTAGTTAAAACAGGTAATGATTGGTTAGTATCTTTTAATCCGTTAATGTTAATCTCAACATCAAACTCTGATTTATAATTATAAAACTTAGTATAATAAGAATGTTCTGTTGTTGGGTTATTTGAATCAAAAATATAATAGTCGACCATTTTTTGAATATCGTTCGACACTGGATAATGAGAAACCAACATTACTTTTCGACCTAATTTTTTAACAGACTTAATACATTCGATAGTTAATTTTTCTCGTGATTTAGTATTCGGATAAGTACCAACAATAACTAACTCATTATTATCATATTTTTCTTTATAAGGATTTAATAATGATAGTAATTTTGATGTATCATGATTAATATCTCCTGTTAAAAATGTTATATTTTCGTACTTATCGTATTTTCCACAATAAACATCCAAGTTATACATCATCATTGGGATTCTATACTCCAAAGCCTCTTTTAAGGCGATTGGGTTTAATTCTTTATTGTTTCTGTCACCTTTTGAAGGAAACAAGAATAAGTCCGACGCTTCAATAAATGATTGTACGTCTTTTCTTTCTCCCCAAACAACGCAGTTATCAGGTTTATTTTTAATCAACGGACCCCAATATGATTGGAAGTTTTCGGCCTGATTACCCAAAAAATGAAATTTTATTTTATAATCCTTTAATTTATGTGCGATGTCAAAAATATAGGATTGATTTTTTCTTGCCGTGAACAATCCAACATTTAAAACATGTTTATATGTTGGGTCTAAATCTAATAATTCTTGGTTTTGTTTTTTATTTTTTTCTTTATAGTCTACAGGGTATTCAACAATGTCATACGGAATATCATATATAGAATATCTAAATGCGTTATACGCACTTACGAATATAAATTTATCGGGGAACCATCTTTTATGTGAAACAGAAAAACTAGAATCATGTGTGGTTTCAAATATTGTGTATTCCCTATCTTCCCTATATAATTCTTTTGTGACAGAATCATCCATGAAAAATTCAGGAAATTCTTCCATACTAACAACATCAGGTTTAAACTCATTAACAATTCTAATTAACTCGTTTTTATCTTCCCCTAAAGAATGGAAATTATCACCAAGTAATTCTTGTATTTGATTTCTTTGAACGACAAACGTCCAAGCAACAAATGCGTACTCAACACATTTGATTTCATATTCATTGTTAATTAATTGTATTTTATTTAATGTGACTTGAGGCGCTCCTCCAGTACTTAAATGAGGAGAAACAACTAATATTTTTTTCTTTTTCATTATTTTATTAAATTAATATTATATGCGTAAATTAATCCGATATCGTTAGACCCTAAAGTATCCTCAATTATAAAGTTGTTTGATTTTAGTATATCTAAAACTTCATCGTAAATTTCTTTTGAGTGGTATTCCATTGCAATTTTACCAATATTATTTTGTAAATATTCTTTATCAATTGTTCGGAATAAATCCAACTCACCACCTTCACAATCAACTTTTAAAAAATCAATTCTGTCGATATCGTAGTCAGAAATTAATTGGTTAATAGTGATAGTCTCAACAATCTCTTCACCAATCACTGTTGATGGGTGAAACCCACTTTCGTTTTTTTGTGAAAAATTATTACCATTAACTTCGGTTATCATAAATTTCTCAAACCCATTCTCATTACTAACCGCCTTATTAATACAAGTTACTCCGTGTTCGGAAAGATTCTTTTTCATACTTTTAAATGTAGCCTTAAGAGGTTCTACCGCATAAACGTTAGATGGGTTAAACATTTGTGAGTATAATGAGAATACTCCGTAATTCGCCCCAATATCAACAACCGTATCATTGATGCTAAGTCTAACAAAATCCCTCTCATATACTTTATCGTAAAAAATCTCAGTAACAATTGGAAATAAATCATCCCCCAAGTGAGATAATTTAACTTGTTTTGAGTTAATTACTAAAAATCTATTTTGACCAAATAGTTTTAATTCCTGAGAATATTGTAGGTCACCATACATAATGGATAAGGTTATGTTTCTAAGTCTTTTTGCGTTAGATTCACCAGTCGATATCCACCAATTGGTTCCTTTTCGTAACCCCATGTTTGATTTATGTACGGTTAATCCCGTATTGTTATCAATAATTGAGACCTCGTATATTTCTTTTATGTCATCACCATTAAAGTCAAAATGGATTATACCATTCTCTTCAATATTAGTTACTGTAAAAATATTATTCATATTATATGTGTATAAATTCGTTATGGATTATTTGTTTGTTTAATGTCACCTCAACTCTGAATTTTTTGAACTCATTAATTTCGTGAAATATAATTGATGACGGCCACACAAAATAAGTTGTTTTGGGTAGAATGTTTAAAAATGTTTCATAAATTTGGTCCCCTGTCTGTCCATCAAAAAATCTAAAATTTAGTGATTGTGGTTTAGTTATATTTTTAATATAAAATTTATTCTCATTTCTAATAAAATCAATTGTAAATTCATTTGAGGAGATATCAATTGATTCGTGTAAAATTGGTTTTTCCAAACCACGACTTTCGTAAAAGTTTTCTGAATATTTTAAAGAGTTGGTTTTATCGTCCCAAATAAATGAACAACCACCGACAAATCTTTGTTGTTGGTAACTGATTTTTTCTTTAGACCTACTATCCTCATTTAACCAAGAATAATGTTTAACCCATGCAATATCTCTTGGTATCGAAATTGTTGGTTTAGATTCAAAAGTTTCACCATCGTTATATAAGATATGGTTGTCAAAATAAAAATGAGTTATCCCTCCATTCCTATTGGTTCTAAAAATTCTTGGTGGACAGAAACCATCCACCCATAACTGTTTTGTAAATGTGTAATTTTTAAGGTTAACCGAATACCAATCGTATTGAGGTGTTTCCTGAATAAAATTTAAAATATTTCTAATTTCGTCTTCGGTGTAAAACTCATCAGAATCCACAATCCAAACTAAATCACAATTATTCTTTAAGACATGTAAAACATTATTCTTACTCTCATTTTCACCAAACAATGATTTCATTCCTGTGGTGATTAAAAAGTCTAATTCATAATTTATTAATTTAGTTAGAGTCTCTTTATTCTTTGGTTTAAATCCAAAATTAATATATTCCTGGTACATACCACTATTACAACCAATAGTAATGTCTAATTCATTTTTTAAGTTTATCCAAGGACGTAAACACTCATCAATATATTCTTCGGAGTTGTATGCGGAAAGTAATATTCCTATTTTCATATAATTTCTAAAATTTTATTAAACACTTGCTCAACTGAGGGATGGCACTCAAATGTTGGTTTATTTTCTAAACAATTAATTAAAGGTGGTACCCCTTGGATATCCCCCCATTCTTTAACTCCGTATTTTATATCTGAACCACAAAACAGACTACAACCACCACCAACATAATGGTATTTATATTCTTGTGAATTATTTCGATATGGGGCTCTAAATTCGTAATTGATAGAACTTCCTAATTGAATGATTTCTGAATCAGTTGTTCCTGCTAAATGAAGTAATCCTGAATCCATTGTGACAAAACACAATGATTTATTAATTAAATGCCACGATTGACTTAATGTGGTTTTATTCATTAAATTAAGGCCATTTTTAATCTCAAAATTAAAAATTGGTTTTTTAACATTAAAAAATCCAACCTCACTTGAGTCTTTACCAACTGAAATTACACTAATATTATGGTCGTTTAATTTTTTACTTAATTCCATCCATTTAACCGCATCCCAAGTTCTGCTTGGCCAATTTTGGACGGGGTGTATTAGTACATATTTCTCAGGTAATCCTTTAATTGGTTCATACTCATCAGGAATATAATCAATATTCATTTCATCTTTGGTTAACATAAAACCAAGTTTAATTGCGTGATATTGTCTAATGTCAATACGGTTATGTTTAAACTCAACTCCTCGGTTATTTTTTTGTCCATTCTCATAAAATGAATTATGAGTTATAAAATTAGATTTAATGAAATCTAAATTAACCGAATTCGAGTGGTAAACCTTTTCAACCAAAGGATGATTTTTAAATAATTCAGGGAAATTAGTTACAACGGTAACTTTTGAGTCATATGATTGATGTAGTTTTCTAAGTACGGGGGTTGAGCAAAGGGTATCCCCGATTGCCTTTGCTTCCGATAAATCAAGACATATTTTTTTCATAAGTAAAATATAAAATAAAAACTCAAAAATTATACCCCAAGTTTAGTTAATTATCTATTTATGGTAAACCGTTCAGGTGTATATTTATAGTAATGCAATCAATTGAAATACTTTCGTTTACTGGTGTTAGTCCGTATACCATTACAATTTGTGATGTTACGTTAACTTATTGCTATGTAGTTGCGACAGGTGTTTCTTCAGCTCCAATTACCGTTACAGTACCAACATTATTACAACCTGCAGCCCAAATAATATTAAAAGTAACCGATAGTACGTCGTGTGATTATTTCCAAATAATATCTTGTATTACTCCCACACCAACACCGACACCAACACCAACACCGACACCATCACCAACACATGGTGATTGTGATTGTATTGGATTTAACAATTTATATGGTAATCTAAATTACCCAATTAGTTTAACACAGTGTGATGGTACTATATTAAACACTGTGGTATATTCAGGAACTTCGGTTTATTATTGTGGTAGTCAACCAGTTGCGGGGTCTGATGTTACAATTACTATTGGTTTACCTTGTATTAATAACACATGTCCTACACCTACACCACCTGGACCAACGCCAACTCCGACACCTACACCAACAACAGGGAGTAACTACCTATCACAAGAAGATTTATTCCTAATCTTACAAGAAAATGGGGGTAGAATAATCATTACATAATAAACACAATAATCTAAAGTATAATATTTATAACTAAACTATGGCAGATTTACCAATATCCTCACTCCCCTTAGCATCAACAGGTTATTCAGACTCGTTGTTGGCAATCGTTAATTATAACCCTATAAGTTCTGGAAGGACTGAAGCAATATATTTTTCATCATTTACGGGTTCTAATATTAGTATTTCGGCAAATACGGGGTTAGGTGTTGATGGTGGTGTATTATACACAACTTATAATACCTTATTAGACCCTACGATTTCTATGGCAAGTGCCGTTGGTGGATTATCAGGAGGAACCACCGTTGCTCAATTATCGGGTAAAACTTTTGTTTCGTTGTTTGACGAGTTACTATTCCCGACAGAACCCCCAACATATACAATACCAACAATATCAATAGGAGGTGTATCAAATTCAACTGTTGAGGTTGGGTCAAATCTCACCTCAAATATAACGGTTTCTGCGGTTAAAAATGATGCAGGAATTTATAATCAACTTAGGATTTTTAGAGATGGGACACCGATTTTAACTGACACAACATTATCAAGTTCATCGGCAACAGACATACCAGCACAATTCGGTTATACGGATTTAAACAATCCAAATTCGGGATTCACAATAAGTCCATCCCCATATACCGATAGTTATACTATACCAGCACCAACAGGTGGTAATCAGTCTACGACAACAACTTATAATGCCGATGGTAATTATCTTGCGGGAGTTGTTAAAAAAAATAATAAAGGTGTTAATGATACTCGAACCCCGTTAGTTAGAAGTACTAACGCACCTCAAGACTCGTCAAATAATTTTGCAACTTCGGTGGTGACGTATACAGGTATCTATCCATTTTTCTATGGGGTATCAAGTACATTACCAAACGCAAGTAGTATCTCAAGTGCAATACAAGCAAACTCGGCAAATAAAGTTCTATCTTCCGCATCAGGAACTATTAATATCACATTCGCCGCATCGTCCGAATATCTATGGTTTGCTCACTTTTCAAATTATACTGACAAAACTGTTTGGTTTGTTGACTCATTGAATAGTGGTGGTATTGGTGGAAGTGGTAATTTATTTGGGTCACCGATAATTCAATCGGTTACAAGTCCTAGCAGCTACTGGAGTAGCATAAATTTTGATATTTATATTTCTAATTATCAAACAACTACAACGGGCGTAATGCAACTAAGAAATTCTTAAAGATATGGGTATTATAATAAATGATAATTTAACAACTTTTTCACCAAAACCATTAGATAGTAGGTTTGGGCCATATTCTAGTACAACATTTGCTAACACCAGTGTTATTACCGCAAATAGATATATTGGATTAACTGTGGGTATTTTAACGGGAGTAACTGATATTGTTGAATATTGGTATCTTAGTGGTATTACCGACTTAGATTTAGTCTTAAAAACCTCAGGTGGTGGAACTGGTACTTCAGGAACTTCAGGAACCTCAGGGTCAAGTGGTGAAAGCGGAACTTCAGGAGAGAATGGAACTTCAGGCGAGAATGGAACTTCAGGCGAGAATGGAACTTCAGGCGAGAATGGAACTTCAGGTGAGAATGGAACTTCGGGTGAGAATGGAACTTCGGGAGAGAATGGAACTTCGGGTGAAAGTGGAACTTCGGGAGAGAATGGAACTTCGGGTGAGAGCGGTACTAGCGGATTAAGTGGTACTTCAGGTGAAAGCGGAACTTCAGGTGAAAGCGGAACTTCGGGAGAGAATGGAACATCAGGTGAGAAT